TCTTAGAGGAAATGAAGGAACAGGTAGTTTACTCTAAGGAGCGAAAAGGCTACGAGAAGAAGTTCGTTCTCTCGAATGTGGTATATTCTATTGGTGTTGGTGGTATCCATACTATCCATACACCTAAAATATTCCTCCCAAAAGATGATGAGGTGATTGGGCACGCTGATGTGGCGTCAATGTACCCGTCCTTGCTCATTGAGTATCAATGGGGTCCTCGTCATTTGGGAAAACTCTTTAGCGAGTTGTTTGCCCAACTGAAAGCCGAAAGGCTAGAAGCAAAGCATACGGGTCAGAAAGTTAAGAACATGTTCCTTAAAATTGTGCTTAACTCACCAACGGGTAAGATGCAACAAGAAGTTAGTTGGATGTACGATCCATTCAACGTATTTAAGATACGTATAAACGGTCAATTGATACTTCTTTTGCTCGTAGACAGGCTTTTAGAGCTTGGCTGTGAAATTATTCAGTGCAACACAGATGGAGTCGTCTACAGGGCTAAAAAAGGCCTTAGTGAGAAGATTTCAGCTGCTATACGAGAAGTAGAGACACTGACCAAGTTGGAATTTGAATCTGATGAGTATGAAGCATTTTATCAATACGCTATCAATGACTACTTTGGGGTCTTGAAAGGCGGAGAGATAGAAGAAAAGGGTATGTTTATTACTAAAAATAAGCTTGGCAAAGGCTTGGCTCCGGTAGTAATACCGAAGGCGGTGATAAACTACTTTGTGAAAGGAGAACCAATCGAGAAGTTTGTTAAGAATGATGCCGATATAAGAGATTTTCTTATGTCTCAGCAGGTGGATAAGAAGTTTGAAGTATATCACGGAAAACGGAAGATTCAGCACATTAACAGATTCTACGCGAGCACAAACGGCGAATATCTGTTTAAGAAGGACGCCGATAAAGAAACGAATATGCTAACGAAATCGGGAGTAACAATCCTGAATGAGTTATACGATACTACTGTAGATGGTCGCAAGATTAACTACAGGTACTATATTAGCGAAGCAAAGAAAATAGTTGCAGGCTTCACCCAACAGCAACTAGAGTTATTTTAGTAACCGACTTAGAACCTAGAGTCAACAGTATGATTATTGAAGTAAATACAAGACTCCTGGATGAATTCCCGGAGTTAAATTCAAATCAACTATTGTTCTTAAGTATGATATTGGATAAGAATCAACCAAAATATCAAGACGTCCGCAAAATTGTCAGTCTGATTAGCGACGATGATATATCATACTTAATTAATCAACAGCTAGTAACCGCGATAGAGAGCGGTGAGTCAATTACATATCAACCAACGGATAAGCTAATATCCTCGGTTAAGCCTGAGAAGGATTACTTCGATGTGTTTTACGATATGTACCCAGTGTATGTAATGCGTTCGGATGGGAGTAAATCCTACCTGCGTGCTAATGTGAACAAATGTCGTCACTTCTTTAATACCAAGTGTGGCAAGAGTTCTGCAATGGCTGAGCACCTTATAAAGTGTTTGGACTATGAAATAGCAAAGCGCATGCGAGAAGGTTCCATTGGTTATATGATGACCATGTGGAACTGGTTAACTCGTTCACAATGGGAAGCCGTTGAGGAGGAAATGCAGGATACAGAAAAACAATCTGTAAATTCTTATGGAACAGAACTTATCTAAAATTATCAGACCAATACGCGTCGTAGCCCAAGAAGCTATAAATTATATCGAAGGCCGTAGAAGTCATGATGTTGTGTCGTTAAAGACTAGATGGAGCAAGTTCAATAAGCAGTGTATGGGAGGTATTGAACCAAATACCGTTTATACCATAGCTGGTATTTCAGGAACAGGTAAATCTAGTATGGTTAATACCATGATTTTCGACTTAGTTGATTTGAATCCTTCTGACGAAATAATTGTCCTAAACTTCTCATTTGAGATGGTTGGATTTAGGCAAGTTGGAAGAACGTTATCCAATAAGCTGAGGAAAACGACTTCTACCTTGTATAGTGCGGAAACGGACCTCGATGACGACACCTTCAGAAAAGTCATCGCTGTTTCTAACCAGCTAAAGGAGTATCCAATCTACTTTGTAGATAACCCGTGTACTCCCACGCAATTAGGAGAAATTATTCAAAGTTTCTATAAACAGTATGTAATAAATACTGGTAAACATTTTGTCGTAGTTCTGGATCACACGCTGTTGGCTAAGCCAATCGGCTCTACGTTGGACACAATAAGCGAACTCGAAAGAGTATTAATACAGACTAAAAAACTGCCGCTTACGTCCGTAATCCAGATTGCACAGATGAATAGAAACATTGAGCAGCCAGAAAGAATCAACAATCCGTTGGGACATTTCCCAATGAGAAGTGATTTATCATCGTCTGATGCAATTTTTCAAGCCAGCGATTACGTTATGGTTTTACAACGACCAGAGATATTGAACATCCAAGAATACGGTCCCAATCATCTACCTACACAAAACAAAGTATACATGCACATCTTGAAGAATAGAGATGCTGGAAAACCATGTATCCTCGAATTTGAGAACGACTTGATGTACAACAATCTGATCGAGAGTTAATGCTTCAGACGATAGTATTAACATAACAAACAGACTGAATATTATGACAAAGACTTTCACTTTCGGAACTAAGAAGAACAACAATAGCATGATTTTTTCGAGTAATGACAAGCTTCATTTCTTGCCCGATTATTCAAAGATTCTTGATGACATTATTGTTGCTGATATAAAGAAGAAGAACAATTATCTGTTCGACACCATTTATACTTCTACTCCTAAGTATAGCCACCTGAAGGATGATGAGGATACACTCATCAAGGCTATGAAGTTCCTTGCTAACTATAAGACTATTAAGAAGAGCTATAAGCTGCCTTATATTCTTGGCAAGATGTATACGCTTGGTGACGGTACACCTATCGTTTTCTACGACGATGAGATTCAGATTGGTTTTGATACTTATAAGTACAACGACTTCCTGAACTTTTCGTTCCTGGACGGTATTACCGATAACACGAAGAAGATTATCATCAACATCTATACAACAGGTGCTGCTAATATTAACATTAATCTTCTTTAATAAAAAAATAAATAGAGCCTATGAGCCTGACATTACCTACATCTAAAATTCCAGCAGTCTCAACCAATCCAAAATATTTGATTTTGTACGGGTTGCCCAAAGCAGGAAAGACATCCTGTGTTGCACAACTTGAAAACAATCTCATTATAGACCTTGAAGGCGGATCACAGTTTATTGATGCTATGGCTGTACAAGCACGTACCATCAATGACTTAGGAGAGATTGCTCAAGCCATTAGAGCTAAGAATACTGAAGTAGGGCATAATTTCTATAAACGAATCACAATAGACAACGCAACTCGTCTTGAAGATATTTGTATGAGCTACGCGTGCACCCTTTACAGAAAGACCGAATTAGGTAAAAACTGGAAAGGTGACGATGTAACAACACTTGCACGTGGAGCAGGTTATAAGTATCTAAGAGATGCAGTTAAGAAGGTAATTGATATGTTCAAGGACCTTTGTGATGAATTCATTCTTATTGGTCATGTCAAAGACAGTATCACCGATAAAGACGGCCAAGAGGTTAATGCAAAAGAAATTGACCTTGTTGGTAAGCTCGGACGAATTGTCTGTGGACTCGCAGATGCAGTAGGTTACGTATATCGTAAAGATAACGAGACTCACATCTCTTTTAAATCAGGAGGAGATGGAGCACCTGTGGAAGCCCGCGCACGACATATTGCAGGCAAGGACATTGTCATTGCAACAGGTAATGAGGATGGAAGCATAACGACCTATTGGGATAAGATTTATTTGCCCAAATAATTCAGAATCACGAATCAGTAATTAAAAGGAAGAAATTATGTATAGTACAAAAACAGCAACAACGAGTAACCAGGAGTTTATCAGCTCCTATATGCCAGTGGGTATTAACGAAAACATTACCTTGAAAGAGGTAAATGTTAACCGTACACAAAATGATCGTGACTTCTTGGAGATTGTCTTCGAGAATGAGAACAACCAGACAGCAACTATGACTGAGTGGAAGAACGAGAAGAACATGTGGATTAAGACCGACGAGGATTTACAACGTCGAGACAATCAGCAGTTCGGTCGTATTCTGCAGGTTATTGATGCAATAAACGGTAGCCATACCGACTTCGAGGGTTCATCTTTCGTAGAGATGATTAACTGGGTTAAAGCACAGCTTGAGGTAATCAAGCAGGATACCAAGCTTCGTCTTAAGGTAACTTACGACAAGAATGGTTATACTCAGGTATCTAAGAACGGTATTTTCGTTGAGCCTATGACCGTTGCAGAGTCTCAGATTAAGCTTTGGAAGAGTGATCTTACAGAGCGTCCAGTACAGGCTGACGTTGAGAAGCCTGCCGATCCGCTTGCCCCTACTCCAGAAGTAGAGAGTACTCCGGTAACTGAGACTATCGATACAGTGACCAAAGCTGTATCAACAGGTGCTGACGACCTGCCCTTTTGAAATTACGATTAATGGTGGACAATCTGTCTATCTAAATCGTGATCATTGGAAAGAATTTAGGAAATGGAAAAAAGAGCAAGAACGTATGTTCTGGAAAACATTTTCCTGGTTTTAATGGTCAGTGGTGCTGACAACCAAATAAGAAGCATCCTAGAAGTATGATGGAAAAAGACATGGCTCGCAGAGCTGGGAAACAGAACGTAATGGCACCCGTGTTAGTTGAAATTACTAATTGCTTCGATAATGGATTTTGCGTGAGAAACAAACTTATAAAAGGTCAGTGGTGGAGGACTGACTGGTTAATCCAGTCAGCCCCTAACGGAAATCAGTAGTCTAGAGGTTATGACGATTAACTACAAGATAGTTGATGGATTGTGGGGTCCGATTCCCCACCTGATTACAAAAGTCCTGGCTTAGGAGCTCCCATTGCGAGGGAGTTAAGTACGATAAGACACTTGAGGCGTACACAGGGCTTATTAAGGGTGTGTAATTCAGTGACAGAATGATGGCTGTGAGCCATGTAACGGCGGGTTTGATTCCTCCCACATCCACAATATGGCAAAGAAAGACTATCACAAGCCAGGATACTGGAAAGACTGGTACTGGAACAAAGGAGGTAGAGAAAAGGTTAATCTTTCTAAAAAGGTTAACCAAGTGTTAAACAAAATTAAAAAAGAATCATCTAAAGAAGAGATATGATTCTAAAAGCTACTATGAGTGGGAATTGGTATACCACTGCCACGAGATAATATCAGATGGAAGGCGAGGAGGGTGTTCGCCATAAAGATAGAACGGCCATACATGGTGCAGTTAATGTGAGTTCGAATCTCGCTAGTAGTACAAATAAATAATTTTAATCATAATCAATATGGAATTAATATTTTACATTATTGCAACTTTCATAAGAGTATTTATGAGAGTCTTAAGAAGTTTGATGATAATTAAATCATCAAAATTACATGCGTCACTCATGGGTTCGTTTACAGCTGTAATATCAGTAGTATTGACTAAACTTATTGTAAAGTTAGATACCATATTTGCATGTTCTGTAGCAGCTATTATATATTTTATTGGATGTTATTTAGCTATGGATGTATATGAAAAAAAAATACAGAAAAAAGATGTAGTTAGTAACCAAAATAGTAAAATAATATCATTAGACGAAGCTATAAAACATTGCGATAATGTTTCTGAAGAACATAAATGTGATGTATGTGGACAACAACACGCTCAATTAGGAGCATGGTTGAGAGAACTAAAACGATTAATTTCGTAGTAGTTTACAAAAAAATACATAGAGAATATTATGAAGTCAGATGAAATTAAATTTGAATGGGTTGAAAAACCTATGGACAACAGTGCAAGAATTGGGGCAATGTATTGCTTCAACTTTTGCGAGGTTAACCGGAACTGAATTCTGTCGTAAACCAAAGTTGATCGTTCATAAAAACCAATGGTATTGGGGAACATCTTATACAACGGTAACAAGCGACGGTTGTGGTGTACATAATATGGGGATAGAAAAGAAACACCCAAAAGAGTGTTTTTTTGGAAGTATTTCTGTACACGAAAGTAAAAGAAATAAAGGTATTGGAAAGATGTTGCATTTGGCAGGAGAGCAGCTCGCTGTTCAATTGGGAATGTGTTCTATAGAATTGGTAACCGACAAAGATTCGTGGATGCAAAAATGGTACGAACGAATGAATTATAAGGTCGTAAAATACAATGATAATGGAACTGTAACAATGAAAAAATACCTTTAATTTTTAGGTCTACTATGGTAGTTTAAGTTGAGTCCGAATCTTAACTAGACCACAAATAAAACGAGAATGGACAGTGCATGCAGATACATTCTCAGGCCTCTTGCGTTTATGATTTTATAGAGGGGCGCAAATACAAAAAGGAGAAACCTACAATGACAGAGTGCCAAAATACCGCCAAATCTCTGTCAACCTGGGGATTTTGACAGTTGGGAAGTCAAGTATACAAGGATGAGGGAACTGGAGGAATACTAGTTCGAGGGTGTCTGATGAAAGCGTGTATCTCCAGTTGTGCGCAAATCAGGAAAGGTAATGATCGAAAGAAGAGATCGTGTAGTATACTCATAATGCTGGTTCGATTCCAGCAATCTCCACAATACAAAAGAGCTTATAAGCCATGTATAGTACAAAAACAGCTATTACTATGACAATGAGTCTTAAGGACTTATTGGACAAAGTGAACGATTATGACATTTATAGCTATTATTTAGGTTCTTTTAAACCTAAAACACTGATGAATAGTCCATTGAGGCCTGATGACAAAATCCCTAGTTTTGCTATATTTCCTAGTAAGACTGGAGATTTATTGTTTAAAGACCACGGAACAGGAGAAGCAGGTAATGCTCTCAAATTCATAAAACTATACAAAGGTGTTCAAACAAGAGAAGAACTTGAAAGAGAGCTTCTCGCGATTGTCAGACGAATGAATCCTAATAAGGAGATTAGAACAAATAATTACTCTAAACGAGTAAGTTCTGGTGTAACTGATATAGGGATTGTTCGACAACCATTTACCACTGCAGATAAACAATACTGGAAGCAGTTTCATATATCTATTGATACGTTGAAGAAATTCAATGTATTTAGTATTAAATACTTTCTTTGTAATGGAGTCGTCAGAGGAACCTACAAAGAAGACAGTCCTATGTATGCATATAAGGTTTATGAACGATTTAAAATTTATAGACCTTTAGCCTCCAAGTATACTAAATGGCGTACCAATTTGACAAATCGGCACGTTCAGGGGCTGGCCGAGTTGCCTCAGGAGGGAGGTAATCTCCTCATCATAACAAAGTCCTTAAAGGATGTGATGTGTTTATATGAGATGGGATTTAATGCTATAGCCGCTTCAAGTGAGACTACATTTATACCAGATGATATATTGCAGTCGTTGCGTAGTAAATGGAAGCATATCATTATACTATATGATAGAGACCCAACAGGTGTAAAAACAACTCGTTCATATAGTAGACAATATAAGCTAGATGCTATATTTGTACACAAAAAGTTTAAGGCAAAGGACATATCCGATGCTGTTAAAGGTAACGGGTTCTTTGCTGTAAAGGATTGGTTAACTAAAACAGTAGAAAGATATGTGTGAAATAATTGATTTTATATCTACATTTACATTAGGCGTAATCGTCGGTGGACTTGGCTTGTATTACAAGCTGTATGAAGATATAAAGGACTTCGAAGAGAAGTATGGAACGCTTGTCTTTGCAATAACATGTAAAGATGAAAAACAAAGGAAGGGTTAAGAATGCGACAGCGGTCGATGCGTATGGGCTGCATTTTCGTAGCAAACTCGAACTCTATACGTATGAAGCTTTTATGAAAGCAGGAATACCTGTTAAGTATGAGCCAAAGCACTTTACTCTTCTACCAAAGTTCGAATATTTCGGAGAGAAAATACGTCCTATTACATATCTGCCAGACTTCATAGGTCGTGGATTTGTAGTAGAGTGTAAAGGTCTTATGGGAGATTCCTTCCCGTTAAGATTTAAACTCTTCAAATACTACTTGAAACGTCATCGTGCAAAGATGAAATGTTATCTTGTGAGAAATCACAAGCAAGTAGATGAGATGATACAAGAAATTATTACGAACCAAAAGAGTCAATAATAATGAACGAATTCATAAAGGCAGGCAGCAAAATTTATACACGTCCAAACGGTGTAGACTATGCGCTTGAATCTGGTATAACGTATACTCTGAAGTATGACGACTGGGAAGGAACTATGTTCTTAGAAATGTCGAATAATTTAGAGTTACCTTGCAATTATTTCTATAGTGATACAGACAAGAAGTTTGTAAATCGCGTATTGGATTATTTCAGTACAACTAATAAAAACACTACAGGAGTAATGCTCAAAGGTCTGAAGGGATCTGGTAAGTCTATTACCGCAAAGAAGATCGCTTTGGACTCTAAACTTCCAATTATAGTAGTTGATCCACGTTGTCCTGCAAGTAGGCTTAATGAATTCTTTAATAAATTTAAACAGAGTGTATGTGTTCTGTTTGATGAGTTGGAGAAGAATCAGCGTACATGGGATTCGGACAAACTACTTACATTCCTCGATGGTATATCGGCAACTTGTCGCAAGCTCGTTATATTTACTTGTAACAGTGACGATGATATATGCGACTTTATAAAGGACCGTTGTTCACGTGTGCGATATTGTCGTGTATTTGATGCATTGAGCGAAGACGCCGTATTCGGTTTGTGTAAGCGTGAGTTAGAAGATGAAAGTGAGGCTCATGCAGCTTCTAAGTTCATCATGTCTAATTTCAAAACTATAAGTTTCGATAATGTGCTGTCATTCTTGGAAGAGATAAAAATTGACCAGAATGCTACATATGAGGACCTTATGAAGGACTTAAATATTTACAAAAAATGAGTCTTGAAGAAGCTAACTACATCGTTCGCATATCTTTAGTGTATAGTCCTAGTGGATGGGAGTGGAAAATAGACACTCTTACTCCATTTGGGTTTATACTGGGATATAAAAAATATGACACTCCTAATGAAGCGTTAGAGGAACTAAAAGGGTTCCTCCGATACTTCACTAAGAATGTCTTAAAGGATGGTGATAGTATACGTCAATATGTTGATAAACATAATCCGAAGAAAGAAGAATGAAGATGGATATCTCCATACCTTATTACGAGGATAAAACTCGTATAAGTAATTCCAATATAGGCTGGTTTCTAAACAAGGGACCAGCCTTTTTGCATAAGATGCTAACAGAAGACGTTCCAGAGGAGAAAAATCCTGTATTGGAACGTGGTACTATGATACATGAGTACATTCTGCAACCTGAAGAGTTCCGAAAAGACTATGTAGTCTGGGACAAAAGTAGACCTTCTTCTGCACAGCAGGAAAAGTTCTGTCAGGCGCTTGCATCTTCATTAGAAATAGAGCCAAATAGAGCCATTCTAGACGCTTATAAGACAGCATATAGTACAGCAGGAAAGTCAGAAGACAAAATGCTGTCAGAAGGCCTTAAAATAGCCTCTACGTTGAAAGATTATATAGACTTCCTAAAAGCAAATGATGGAAGGATTATGATCGGTCCTTGGGATATGAAAATGCTTGAAAAAATCAAGTTTAATATAATGTCCCATAGAATTGCTCACAAAATAGTGTGGCCTGGTCCTACGAAAGAAGGATACAAAGAAGGTATGTACTTTGATACAGTAAAAAAAGTTTTTTACCACGAATTTCATATAAACTGGGAATACTATATAAAAATGGCTGCTGGAGTTAAGTGTAAATCATTACTAGATGGTCTTACTCTTGACGTTAAGAATAAAAAAGCTATCATTTATGACTTAAAGACTACACAAAAGTTGTGGCACTTTGAGGATAGTATGAATCAGTATGATTACTTGCGACAGCTTTGTTATTATTATCAGGCTGTTGTGTGGTATTTGCGATATGAGCTTGGAGAAGACTGGAATAAATGGTCTTTCGAGTTTTATATTATCGCTATAGATACTACAGGTAGTAACGAGATTCGTGTATTTAAAATTGATCCGTTTGATGTATATTCTAGAAAAGATACCATATTGAAAGCTATGCAAGATATATGGTGGCATCAGACTACAGATCAGTGGGATCATAGTGTAGAGTACTATGAAGGCGACGGCTCAGAGTCATTGAACCTATGAGTAATCTTGCTAAAGTAATATTACCTTTGATAGATAATAACATATCCTTAGAAGATATTGCTGAGGATACTGGATTTGTTGGCATATATATGGAAGATATAAATCGACCGTATTTAGACGACCATGTTTTTCTAATGTATAATTGGAATGACGTAATGTCTACAAAGGTGTTCTATAAATTCAAGAATATGTCCTCTTTTTACGGATATAGAATAATATATCTTAAAGGTGTACCATATATAGTGTATACCTTTACTTCTAACAGTCTTATAAATAGGCTTAAGAAGGGGGTAGCTATCCTGAGGGACGTCAATAAGCTGCGCATTTTGCAATTTTGGCAGTTTAAAGACGCATGGGTCGCATTAAATGTTGCGCGTGGAACCGTAACAGACGACTCCCCTCGGGATATTTTACCTGAAGAGGATTATATGCCTGAATAAACAAAAAGGACTGGGAGTATGCAATATACCCTCAGTCCTTTCTTTGTTTGTAGCTATTAATACAACAATCCGTTAGATAGCTCGAATCTTTTACGAATCATTATATTAATATGCGTAAGATTTCTTATCACTATTATTTTTCTTCTTGCCTTTTCTTGTCAAACCTTGCTCTTCTAACCAAGCAGATTTACTTGGAACCAAGAAATTGTTTGGAGATACGTTTCCGTACCAGTTAAGAGTAGATTTAATGCCAGACGTATGCCATCCGCGGACGAGATTATCGACACCAGTAAAGCCTGTAATCTTTAAAATATCACGAGTACCTCTTGTCATTCCGCGATAGCCACCTGTTTTAATAGCCTCGTTTCGATCGTGACCGTTGATTTCAAACAAGTCCATGAACAACTCAAGGTTATATCCAAGGTCATCTAAGTACGCTTTCGCTGTAGATGGGGACGTAAGCAACTCTGTTACAGTACCCGGCCAATAGAACGTAGAACGCTCAGTAAACGTACGTGTAGACAACAGTGCTAGCTTCCATCTGAGCCAGTTTAAGAATTTCTTGTCGTGATTTCTACTATCATATTGCAGGAAACTTCTATCTTCGTCTTCTGGGTCAAATAAATTAATTGTCCAGGTTGGGGTTTTATCATCATCGTCATTAGCTCTAGCGAATGCTATTGATAAAAGCATAAGTTTAGCCGCTCCGGCAATCATAATAACCTCTGTTAATATACGTTTTACAGCATATCTCTGGTCTGTTGTAAGTTGACGCATATCCTTACCATCAATAAGGTGTTTTACGTTGGAAATATATTTATACATGCCCTTTAAGAAAGACCACCAAAGACCGTTACCGGTTTCTCCAGTTTCGAAGTTCACATAACCGCCGCTATCTGCTGTACGCATTCCAAGTTTAGATGATAAAATCTCTTCGTTCGAAGCAGTATCATAACCTGTTTGCGCGCGCTCCCAATATGTGTTCACATAGAAATTACGCATGAGTGTTAAATATGAACCCCATACATTCTGTTGAACTTTAGCTTTTTCTACTGCTGGGATAACACCATTATAAACAGCTGTTCTGTCTCTAAGTCTACCTGCTATTTGATTTTCAAGCTTCTTGTTTACGTATTTCTGATATTCAGGTTTTACTGTAAACATACCATCTTTTACATAATAAGCCTGTTCAAGAGTAGTAGTTGAACTATTCCACTTCTTTATTGCTTGCTTTTCTGTATAACCAAGTTTAGTATACTCTCTGATTGCGTCACTTCTCGACATAAACTTCTTAGACTTTCCATCAGGAAGCTGTACTAATCGATAATGATTATACGTAGCGCCAAGTATCATTGTATTTATAAGATAATCAGCCATCGTATAACCACCCATGCGTACTTGATTCAACGCCTTTCTAAATCTAGACTGGTCTGTACGGTCAAATATTTCAGAATTACTTCTACTTAACTGATTATATTGCATAGCGGAAATCATCCAATCAGCATTAGCTGGGTTACCTATGTTTGCAATGATATATGGAAGATGTTTAAGAGCCAATCCATAGCCGTATAGTAAATCTCCTTTAGTAAAGTATTTTTCACCAACAGCATCTGCAATCGAACTCATAAGAGCATCTATATAACCAACTTCAATAGTGGTGAAGTTTACAGCAAGCATAGACATAGACGCAAGACTTCTAAACTTCTTACCAAATGTAGTAAGCTTCTTATTGAGTTCTGATGGAGCTTTACTTGTATCGTCACCGATTGTGTCTTCTTTGCCGTAGTATCTAAAGTCAAGCATATTTCTTACTTTATCATACTGTCTGTTGAGCTTATGTGCACCAGTACTTCTTTCTGGATTAATAGCTTCTTTCATAAGCTCAAGCGCTGGCAAGTTTTCAGACTTAAGGCTATAATTAGTAGCCATATCATAATACAGCATAACAGAACCTATAACATCACTGGACACAAGCGCGGGATTTTCAAGTCGTTTTATAAATCGAATTGGAATATTATTAACAACTGTTCCATCTGGACGTCTTGGCAAATCCCAGTTAGTAGATACATCACCATCCTTCTCTGCAAACTTAGCTGTAAACACATCTTGGAACATATAACCAATTCCGCTTTGCAAATCGAGAATAGACCGAGAACGACCAAGCATTTGCATACCTCTCGCTGTTATTTGTGGCATAAGATATGAACGTTCAGTTGCTCTTGTTGGTATCATGCTATTGGCTTCATCCATAGTAGACATTATAGCATCATAGAACTTCTTATACTTTTCGTTTGACATAATCTTATTATACTGGTCATTAGTATAATCTATTACGCCTTGATGTCTATGAGTACCAGGCTTTCTGATTTTTGGCTGTAATGAAGTTTTAAGCTCCTTCTTCCAATTACTATTAACAAAGTCAGAAGACTCATCTAATTCGGAGAATTGGCTAGAATATGTCTTAATAAAAGATGGTTTTTCCTCCTCGGTTTCGTCAAGAGGGTTTATTTTAAACGTATCAGCAACAGGTGTTACAACACTAAATGCTTTAAGAACCCTCAAAGTACCCTTGTGGTCAGTATAAGTAAACAACTTGGCAAACTCTTCCAAATTCTTATGCTGCAATCCAGGATGATTTATATATAATGTTCTAATATAATCATATAACGTCTGGCTACCATCTTCTGATAGTATAGACTTAGAAATTATAAACTGAGGAACCTCTTCGTTTTCTTCATTATTTGCGTGAACCTTCTTACCATGCTCGGCTTCGTATTCTTTACGTATATTAGCCATTTCCTGCTCAAGATACTGAAGTTCTCTCCATACAGATGAGTCTTGATTTAATCCAGTACCGAGTTTATTTAAGTTAGGCTCACCATAACCCTCTACTTCTTTCAAGTGGGAAAGAATTGCTCTGTGGCGGTTTTGGAGTGATTCGTACTCTTCTCCATAACTAGTAAACATACCAGTCCACCAATGGCGCATTGCATCAAATATCTCTGGATTAATACGCAGAATATAATTGTCGGCTAAGAACCTTCTATATTCAATAGAATCTTTTGGATACTTAGAAAGAGCTGCCTCAAATTTCTCTTTATTTGGCTTATATTTTATATGCTTTTCTATGTATTTATTCCATTTGCCAATCTGTTCTGCGATTTCAGCCTCCTTACCAACCTTTCTCTCTAATACGACGATGTTGTCTGTGTTGTTTCTAAAGATATATGGACACGCTAAATCCTTTTTCTCCTTTCTAAGGCTCTTAAGTTTTTGACGCTCATGTGGGTCTAACTTGTTTGTATCAACCCAGCCATCGTCAGTCATAGCTTTCTGACACAGAATATCAATCTGGTGCTGTATCATAGATTGGGCTTCAAGAGCTTCTGGAGATAAAAATCTACGCTTTTTCTTATAGTATTCCAAAGTATATCTACGTTCACAATGCTTATCCAGCCATTCATCGAGCTCGTCATAGTATTGATTGTATATAGAGTTATCGGCAGTATAGTCTTCTTCTGGGAAATGAGTTTCAACAAGCCCACTATATTCATTTATAGTAAACGTTACACCTTTATCGGCGTATTTTTGTCTAAGCTTTTGTTCAAACTCGTCTTTCTCTTTATAGAAGCGACCATAATTTCTATCACGTACAAAATAACTCGTGGGCTGACCAGTAGTACCATCCTCACCGTCGAGCTCCATAAACGTCTTTTGGAAGTTTGAGAAGCTTATTTGAGAGCCTACAGGACGTATTTCATTATAGAGCTTAATAAGTTCCTTGCCCTTCTTTAAAACGCGTCTGTTGCGCTCAAATTCGGTGTCAGACATCATCTTTTCAATGATACGTACAATAGGACTTCTTGACCTAGACGCCATACCAATAACAACCTCTCCAGCAGCCAAATCACCGTATGCAGTATCTTGATATAACCACGTTTTCATGTTCTTGATAAACTGGTCTTTGTTTTCAATAACATCTGAATTGTTTACGAAGTCTACCAACACCTTTTCTGCGTATGGCATTACAACTGTACTCTGATAATCTTCTTGCAGGTTTACGATGTCATTATATAGCTGATTTACCTCGTGCTCCAAATCCATCGCAACCGGGTCTTCTCTGCGGATTTCATTTGCTTTAGCAATAGCAGAATCGCCATTAAACAAACCTTTAATAGACTTTAATAGACCTTCATAATAGCCAATCAAGTCTTGTCTAATATAGTTTATCTGTTGTGGATTCCACTTAGACAAGTCATCACCAAGCTCTGACTTTACAAACGTAGTGGTTCTACTTATTTCAAATTCTGCACGCTGCAGGAAATCTTCTATAACGTAGAATACATCATCGACAGAATCCTCATCTTTACTATTAATCATGCTAAGTTGATTCTTGATTTCATCAATCAACCTAGTCTTCTTAATAGTTCTACTAAACTGTGAACGAAGACGGGTTTTAGTACCCTGCTTAATCTGTCTAAATATATCTTTATCCTTCTCTGTTAGGTGTTTAGAAGAATCATATACACCGTTAGCACGGTCCAATATTGGCTGAATACCTTCGGCATTGTGCAGGTCTTCGTATAAAAGAGCCGTTTTAATTATATCTTTTACGTCGCTCGGTATTCTATTATCTGGAGCTATACGCTGTATAGATTGTTTATTATACTCGATACGAGCTTTGTTTTTAATAGAATTGATTTGCTCTGGAGACGCGTCGCTATTCGACTTTATATAATTATTTACAACGTTGTCAACATAAACTTTGCGTTCATTATCAATAAGGTCAGCGATGTCGTAAGCAATCTGGGCATTGTCGTTTGTAGAAGTCGTTATTTTGCTTATTATAAGGTCTCTGGCGGCTTGTTTTATAGCTTCTGTACGATTACCAAGCTTGCTGTCTAAAACAGCCTTAAAAGCCTCAGAATCGGCTTGGCCTGGGTGATTCCCCAGACCTTCGCCTTCTGATTTATGCCAGGTAAGATATGCAAGGTCTTCTCCTAGCGCTTCCTTGAGCTCTTCAAACTCAGCTTTAATATTTTTATTGTTTAAATTTGGACAAAATGCTTGCATAATTATTCACCTTTACATTGTTTCTTAATTTCTTCAGCTTCCTTCTTAAGTTGATCAATTTGATCTTGAGAAAGACCGTTCTGCTCTTCCGCGTTTTCATTGTCGTTTTTACTATTTAACGCCTTTGTAAATCTTTCTTCGTCACGACCAAATCGATTTTCGAACAAGTACTGATAGTTCATATCTTCTATCATACCAGAGAAAACAGAACCCCACTTTTTATTATACTCTTGTACAACACTGCGCTCAATAAAGTCACCGAGAGCAAACATCTTCTTCATACCATCCTCACTTGGACCATACTCTTTATGCAGAGAGTCTTCACGACCATATTCAGTCATCAGGAAATTACCCTTAAGTAAGTTACCCTTTGGTTCTACTTTAACGTATATTGGATAGTGAACCCAAGAACCATCTGAACTTCTACGCATACCGTAAGATACACGCTTATATACTGTAACCCTACGCTGACTATCTCTTGCATCTCTATCGATACGTCTAGGTATCTTTATAAACACAGGTGCGTTGTCTGGGTCAATAGAAACCTCAAGCTTGCCATTGTTATCCTTCAACGCAGCCATGATAGTAGGATATGTGTATACGTCAATGAATCCATTGGCAGCAGCTTCTCCACGGTAAGCCATAAAGTTCGGTTGCTTATTTTTATCAAGCAGCTCGTACTTAGGAACAAGTGTACTGTTATGCCAGTTATTTAGAATTACATCTTGTAGCTGTTCCGTTGGAATATCACCATATTGGAATTCTACTAACTTTCTATTAATAAAGTCACCGTAACCAGACTCTTTTCTCCAAGACAAAGGTACTTGCTTGAAGAATTTTGTAAAGCCACCTTGGTCACCAGACGTTACAAACGCATATACGACAAGGTCTTCCGCAAACTCTTTGAGTTTAGGATGTTTGTCATCGTGAAGTAACTCATCCCAAGCGTCTATAATGAAATTAGATTCAACTCCATTCTGGTCGAGCGCATTAAACAACTTAACAAACTTAAGTGTTTCATACGTATCAGAACCTTCTCTTACTTGGTAGTTTGGTATAAACGCTAATGGCTTATAATCAAACGTCTTACCAGTTACAAGGCTTCTCAATAACATATTTCTAGGCTCTCCAGCAGCATCCAAAACATCTGCGTATTGAACATCGTCTCGTAATTCTATAGCAAGCCTATTGAACCTATCGTAAATTGTGTTTTCACCACCGGTTATACGTATTGTTCCGTTGTTATGCACTTTACGAGGAGTATCCACAATCAATGTATTATTCTTGTCATCACAACCAATAATAGTATATGTGAAATTCCATTTCTTACCATTATGAACAAATGAAGCATAAGCTTTTTTGTTTATATACGACGTAAGACTATATTTTGGTGTACCAGCAAGTTTAATAACATTACTATTTGCAGATTGAGTATATTCAAATGTCTGTTCGCTTTCACTAACCAAGTCATGTATATATGTATCGTTACCTGGTCTCAAGCTACCAGCATAGATATTTATAAACTCTGACTTAATAGAAGCGTTTATTGCACCAGAAATACTATTCCACAAATCAACATTTAAAGAGTCGGGCTTTCCAATCATATTGAGTATTTGCTGTATAGCATTATCAAATGCATTTGTAGCCTGTAAGAATTGTCCTTTAAGGATATTCTTTGTCATTGAAATAGCATTAGTAGTTTTAAGTTCGATATATGACTGTTTAGACAATCTTTGGAGGCCTTCTTGTTCGAATAAACCACCTGTACTACTATCAAACAGTCTATTGAATCCTCTCAAATATACTTGCTGTTCAATATAACTCTTACCATGTTTCTTGGTATCAATCTTAGAATATTTAACGAGATTAGATACAGACAATGCGTATGGCTCAAACTGTAAATATGCGAGATACATAAGCAGCTGAACTTGGTCTGCATTAAGAGAAACTTTCTCAATCTTACCCTCTCCGTCAACAGTTGTCCTTACAGGAAGAACATCGGCGCCAATTGATGCATCGTAATCTCTATTGGCATTGCTTTCGAGTGTACCCTCATTAAATATCTGACGGATATAATTGTTTATTACAGGCTTAATAATCGTATCTTTCGGGTCATTTACACCTTCAACTAAGTCATCAAATGACCATTCACCAATAGTAACATCACTAAATCTATCTTTACCGACTGTCTCGATTGCGTCTTTTTGTAGTTGATGCTTAGACTTGTAAGGGTCAGCCATATAAGAACTACCAGCACGATTATATGCCTCTGCGAGTTCTTTCATTATAGGCTGCGTAGTAAAGTAGAACGTCTTTGCACCAAGCCCAGTACGGATAAGAGTGTTAACCAAATTATAAGTAAATGGACCAACATTCAATCTACTAATGTACGGGTCTTTGGCAATATCCACGTGGGCATTGATAAGAGCGGACAACCAAGACATAATCGAATTACCTTCTTTATCAGTGTGACCAGACAAATCTGTAAGGCCAAGTTCATGCATGATACTACCATCAAAGTCTTTAAACTTGACGCCGTACAGCATAGTAAGAATGTGGTTGTTGTTATTCAACGCGAATGGTCCGATACCAATCTTACCAGTAATATAGTCATCCTTACGCTCTGTCTGTGCTGACAATGAATAGAAGCCATAAGGCATTTCACGCTTGTCGGTATTCTTTTCGATCTTCTTAAGCACGTCTTTAAGGAGCTTAGTATCATTATCGATAGACCTATGAAGAATATGTTGTGTTCTACTATCTGTAAGAAGTGTTATATAATCTTTAATAAGTCTATTCTGATAATATTCCTTAGTACCCTCTTTAAAATCACTCGAACCGTTGTGATAATTAAGAGTAGACAATCCGTCTTTATCGATGTCAAAATCGCTACCAGTCTCCTTAGTATACTCTTCTGGATAAATGATAGTGTCTCGTACAACAGGTATCACGTCGACACAACGTAGAGCATGAATAGAAGATTCTGCCTGAGTAGGAATACGATATGAAACAATGCTAGGCTTGGCGTTCTTTCCGATAATACCTTTTCGAATAAGCCACTTTCTAGCCTCATCAAACGTCATATCACGCATCTTCTTCTTAGGAATAGGCTGCATATGTTCATCTACTTTATATGCACCACCTGCACCCCTTTCGTATACGTAGTTGCCGTCTTCGTCTGTTTCGTATTCACCAGATGGTACTTGTGGTAAGATGTGCTGGAAGAAATCTAATGATAATACAACGTCCATAGAGTTGTTCTCATTTACCATCTTCAAGCGCTCGCCATCATAAAGGCTTCTAGAACTAAGGTCTCCTAATATCTTCTTCTTACCATCTGCCATCTTCATGCCTTGCATAGCCCATACAGAACGTTGAATGAAGAATGCTCCCGGTGTATTTACATCTACAATATCTTTATTAAGCATAGAAATAAGTACACTCTCAAGCCATCCGGCATTAGATATGGCGCCAAGTGGAATAGATAACTGTTTAGAACCCTTGTTAGATGTTACAAGCTCCAATGCATGCATAACATTCTTGTCAGCACCTCTCTCGCTCATTAATCTACTAACCTCTTTAGAGAATTTCTCTATATCGAGCATGCGCTCGTCAGAATTTCTATCGAGGATAACATTTCCACTAGCGTCAATAATCTCACCGTTCTCGTTTGTTACAAAGAACCGTTTGTTGATTTCATCCACACCAATATCAGAAAGCTTGTTGGACGATTCCATGATTCTAGCAAGAAGGTCTCTACCACGCAACTCTTCTCCGTCTTGAGTTTTATATACACGACCTGGAACAAGGTTGGAATATACAACTTTCTGCATCTGAGTACCCATTCGGAGCATATGTTCCTCTTTAGGGTCGGTATTTAACTGCTTTCTAAGATAGTCAAAATCACATTTATATGTGTTAAAGTTGAACCCATCTTTAAACATCGGCTTCCAATTTTGGTAAGCGATGTCGCCGTTAAAGTTGTTTTCGTCAGTTGGGTCATCGGTCTGTCTATATTTATTCCAATCGATCGGTTTAGAACCCTCAGAACCAACCTTAACCGCAGAGTTAACAAGAAGCATATCAACACCTTGCTCTTTCATCTTATCGTATATGTTACGCATCTTACCAGTTGCAATACAGTCAAAGATTGGGAACAGAGCCATCTTGTGATAGTATGGAACAGACGTTCCATTTTGTAACCTACGTCCGAATGCTGTATATTTCTGGTTGCCTATTACACTAGTAAGAACCTTCTGATAAGCATCTATTTGACCAAGATAATCTGATTTTGTTTCTCCTCTTAAAATCTTGAAAGCCTCTTGTATCTCTTTACTATAAGCACCTTCCATTCTAAGAAGCATTTCACACATAGTATCACTTACATAAGCTCCACCATCTGCTACATCAATACCTTCTTTGGAGCCGTCCTCTTTTATCGTAAGCTTTAATGCGTCTGAAACCTCGTCAGCCTGTGTCTTAGCCTGTTCTGCAAGGTTTGGATAATCTTTTTCAAGGTCACTTATTTCAGCATTATCTACTTTATCACAAACCTCATCGTTAATTTCGATTAAATGAAGATTATGTTCAGACAGCGCCTGTGCGATAGCAAGGTCTTTCTCACGTCTGTCAAGATCCCTATTCTTATTAATATTTTCTCTTGTTCTAGAATAAAGCTCTTCGGCCTCCTTTACGCGAGCAGACAATTCAAAATCAATAACAAGACTTCTGAGTTGTCCGTCATACATCTTGTCTCTCATTTCCTTGTACTGCGGAGAACCAACCACTTCGTTGTCAACCTCTGCACACACATATTCGCCGGTAAAGTTCCCGTCTTTATCTAAATATTTAGCAGGAATACCCTCTAACTGAGTAAAGTTATTATTACCAGTAGAACCAAGACCGCCAAGACGTTTAAGCTCGTCGACAGTTCTGTCTATTAAGTGCCCAAGCTTATCATACTTCCACTTATAGAATGAAGGATTACCTGAGAATAAGCGTTCCATTTCCTGTCCAGACATTATAGCCTTGTTAGAAATATCGTTCATATAAACAGTAATAGCCATTGATTCAGCCATCTGTTCTGTGAACTTTGGATACATTTTATACTTCTCAAGATATGACAGTTTGATTGACTCGATTACCTTATTGTTTAAACCGCTGTTCTTATAGTTTAGGAATGGATTTTTATTATCACCAACCTTCTTAATAAGACCAAGTTTTTCGGCAGTATCAAGTTCATTAACAGCCTGTTTGGTAAGTATACGTCTAAGTAACGCTTGTTGTTCCTCTACTGGTTTGTCGAAGAAATGTATTTCAGCCATGCGCAAATCGTCTTGCCATGCATGTCTACCGTCATTGAACGAAATGAACTGTTCTCCAGACACATTTCCTTCTTTATCGTAAGTAGGTTCCCATACACCAAGGAGCGAAGAGAATCTTAATCCCTGGCCATTGTCATCGAAGTTGGCTATTTTTCTATGACCGTCATTCAGCTTGTTTGCCTGTGCAAGAATGGATTGATATTCTGAAATTGCATATGAACGCATTTGCTCTACAACATCCTCAAGCTGTTGAATGTCGTAAGTATTACTAATGCCTTCACTAGGAACAAATATCTGTTGTGACGCAAGATTAGCAACATCTATCACAGGTGTCTTACTTTTATTTATAGCAGAATAATCAACACCTGGTAACTTAACGCCTGTTATATATACATACTTTTTCTTATCAGAAAGAGTAAGAGAAATCATTCCGTCATGTTCGAGAATACCAACCTTAGACAGATAGTCCTCACGTCTACTAATCTCGAAGTAGTCTTGTCCTTCATCACCTCGTTTATCAGTTTTAAACCCGATAAAATGTTTCAACGCAAGTTTTGCTTCTGGGTTCAATGACAGCTGTTTGATTGTAATAGAACCATATTCGTTAGTTTCGTCGAAGTTATTTGTCTCTGTATAATAATTATACGGGTCACCTTTAAGGTCTCTGAAGAACTTACCACGCTTATTCATGTCTCTTAATACATCGGACATATAGTCGTTGTCGGACATTTCGTAGAATCTATTACCGCCAGTAGCAAGTACAGATAATTGGTCGTGTGCGTGTCTAAACTCATACTTCCAATTACCAAGCTCATTTACAAATGCCATATCAGAGTAAACATTCTCAAATGGAACTTGTCTTCCCATATGATTCGTAAACATTCCATCAGTAGTCAAGTTTAATTTGCCGTCTTTTACGATGTTATTCAAGAAGAATAAGAACGATGAAATAGAGTCTGTATCATCAGTAGACTGAACCATTTGTTTAATTGCTTCCCAATCAGAAGAGCCATACTTGTGGTTAAGCATGTATTCGAGCTCTTCAATGTGTATATTAATACCTATACTATTTAAGCTCTCAACAATCAGGTTTTTAACAATCTTACAACCAGCTGGGTCTGTAATATCTTCTGTATATCTACCTTCAATCCAAGCAGTACCGGTGTTGCGGTTACCCATTGAGTCTTCGTATTCAAATACAGAAGGAATACCTATCAAGCCCTTACCATTATTTACGGTAGATGTTGCATCTTTAATTTGGTTGAATAGGTCAGCTATGGTACTGAATATGTATGCAGCCTGTTCGTTGTTTGGATTGATTACAACGCTTCCGTATTTATTCAACTTTAATACTTCAGAACCACCCTTAGCGAGCACTTGCGACCACTGAATTGGGAATACGCGAGCATTATAATCAGCATCTGAACGCTGTAATACAATATCGTATGAACCTTGCGCATTGTGTACTGTTCTAAGTAACATAAACGTATGTCTGTTAGAACGTATAGTAGTCATAAGCTGTGCTAACAATGCTTCGCTGTCAGCGTTTGTAGGACTATTCGTATTCTTAGCGTCAGCTACAATGCTATTTAAATTATTCAATATCGCCGAGTACATTGGGTCTGTAATAGCAAGAGAAGAAAGTCTGGAAATAACCTCCTCGACAGTATCAACGTCCCAAAGATTACTAAGTACTTCATTGAATACATAGTTCATAGGAATAAGCTGTGGCATACCAAGACTATTCGTAGCAAACTCTGGTTTACCATCTTCTCCGTATCGCATATCTGGAATTGTAGCAAAGAAGAACTTTACACGTGAGGTGGTCTTATCGAATCTATCAAATTCGTACGACCATTTCATAAAGTTTTCATCGTAAGACGATGCAGAATCTCCACCATCAACATCTTCACGAGTATCGTTCTGCATAATCTTTCTATAATCCGTAGATATGTTTGCCATCATTGCTGCTAAGTCGTCCGCAACAGCTTCGAACTTAACAACAAGTTCAGTCATTGCCAACTGAGCTGCATTTTTATCCTGTGGGTCTACTTCTGTTCCAAATATATCATAGTTAAGTGCTTTAAGACGTTCTGCACCACGTTTAATAGCCTCTCTAGATATTTGTGTATTTTGTACAGTCGAACCAGATACATCTACATTTTGTCCGAGCAGTAAGCAATAGAATGCAGAATTCTTAAGCTCTTCATACATTGGGTCGTTTACAATATGCTCAAACTGTGTACCATGAATCTCGTAGTTCAAGTTGCCAAAAAGCTCATTAAATCTATCAACGTTTTCTTTAGATGCTGTCTTCTTATTGCGATATTTACCACTGTTTATTTCGAGGAATGTTCTATATAACTGCCAATTATTTATATGTGCTAACGCATTAACAAAATCAGCAATCATATTAAGAACCTTGTCGAGCCATGCTATACCAGTATATTGCTTATAGTGGTTATCCATATACTTGTCTGCAAGCCACTCAGCAACTTGTCTATGACCAATATAATTATTGTCCTTGGTACTAGTAGACAAATCTACGCCTATGTTCTTAGCAGCCTTATTATATACTGACTCTCTAACAGCTTTTGGTACAAACAACTCGAATATTCTATGGAACGCCTCGTGGAATTCAACACCTTCAAACGCCTCATTATAAATAGTAATACCATCAGCAGTAGCTTTACCAACGACCATCGCATTCGTTACTCGTGGGTCATTGGCGAATGTGTCAATGATAGTAAGAACACTTTGGTCATCAACAAGGTCTCCAAGAATTGGTCTAAGATTCTTCTTAATTGTATCTCTAGTAAGAAGTGGCTTCTTATTATCAGCAACAGCCTTTTGTTTTCTTAATCCGCCCCAGTTACCAATCATAAAGTCCATTATGCTAGCATCCTGTTTAGGAAGATTATCTTCTGCTATTGTAACCTTAGTAGGCTCTACAGGTTTGTTTTTCTTTTCTGCAAAACCAACATTGTTTACACTCATCTTAGGACCGCCTATTCCGGCATAATCACTAGAGAACACACCGTGCTTAACATACCAGCCTAAACCGCTTAATCCTGCGCCTTTAAAGTCATCAAATTCAAACTTAAGATTCTCTGATATATTTAAAGACTTAATTCCAGATTTATTGTTGGCAAAGAACTTCTTAATCTTAGCAAACGCAGGTGTCGCATTGTTAGAACCTATTCGACAAGCAAGCACATCGTGTCTTTCAACAAGCTGAACGTTTTTCAAAGCTTCCTTAAAGTTATCAATGGACTGCTGATTTCTAATATCAACGTTTGCTACAGCTTGCTTTTGCGGATTTATTATATAGAAAATACTAGGTATCTTCGGGTCTCTTACTATAGACCATGTCTTTGTGAAATTTGATATATCATCAACATATGGTATAAGTAAGTCAAGAAGGTCTTTTCTTGTTGCGCCTATAGAAACATCGTTACCATTGACAACTGTTGTATATGGAACACCAATCGAGTCTATTCTCTTAAGACAGTCAATGATAAAGTCTGCGTCTCCAGCAAGAGAGCGTCTGCTAACAGCAACTGGGATAAACTTATCACCACCTTCACTCTCTGTTCTAGGAATTCGCTTCATATAAACCATTGTTCCGTCTATAGCGCTTGTCTTTCCTATAATGTCCTGCTGCTTGGTATCATTGTTAGGGAACGCAACAATATTGCCATTCTTAACAAATCCAAATGACATGTTCTGTGGAGTAAACTCAAGTTCCTCAACCGGTTGGTCAACGAGACCAGATTCGAGTACATTCTTAACTTCACCAGACTTAATCTCACCCTTTGTTCTACTTATATTAGTAGCGACAATCTTTTGTCCGGGCTGCTTAATCTTCTCAAGAGCTTGTACTTTCGTAATCAACGTTTGGTCTGCATATACAAATATTCTCTTGTACGTTTTGCCTTTATATGTGACGTTTACATATACAGAAGGTACTTCGCCGCGTCTATCTTTGACTGTTTCTGTGAACACCTCTACAGAACCATCTTGTATAGCATCTGCAATAAAGTTCTTATCGAACACGATACCGTTGACGAGAGTAGGATGGTCTCTATCTAGAACTTTATCATTCAGATTAGAGCGGCCCTTAACCTCCATGTCATTTATAGCAGCTATTTCTTCAGGTGTAGTAGGAGTTGGTTCAGGCTGTTCAAATTTAGTATTGTCAGCCTTTTTGATTTCCTCTGTACGCACATGTTCGTTGGCCTCGTTTGTCATAGTGGCTTCTACAACAGGGTCTGGCTCTGGGTTTTCAAACATTGGTGCACTTGCCTCAACATTCAATATGTTATTCATTTCGTCACTAACGTTAACCATTACTCTAAATGGCTTTCCGTCAACCGAATTACGAACACTTTCTATAGAAGTGACATTTGTACCATCGTGACTATATTTAACTCTAAACCCTACAACCTCCATACCAACTACATCACCAAGTTGACGCTGTATCATTTCTTTATATGCAGTAAGCTGGTCAGAATATTCATCCTCTTTAGAACCTTTCACAGTATCGTTATACATATGCGTTACTCGGTATGATGAATTTCCAGATTTAGAATAATTAGAATCAATATAAGAAAGAGCTGCTTGCTCAGATGCAGCATCCCAATATACTTTTATTTTATTATTATTGAGTGCCTTACGTACATCGTGTATAAATAATCTGGCTTCTTTAGATAAACCCTTTTGTCTTGGCCCGACAGTAAAATCACCAGCGTTCAATGCCAATCTACGATTCTCTAATTCTGCTGGTATCTTATATGTATAACGCGTTTCGAATCTTCCAAATGGATTTATTGCAGTATCAGCACCTGCCATAGCTGTTTTAAAGTCTATGACATGGATGTTTCCATCTTGGTCTACTGCAACCATATCCGTCTCACCAGCAATTGGTCCGTTGGCGAATTCTGCATGCCATACAATTGGTTCAGTAGATAACTCCCAACCATTTCTATCATATTGGTCTGCAAGCGCATATAAGTCGTCAATCGTCTCTTCAAACGCCTTTCTAGACGGCATAAGCTGTTCATATGTCATCTTGGACAATCTTTCGTCTTTACCGTCAGAAGCAAACGAATTGTACAGCTTAGTTACAAGAGCATCCTTATCTGCTTCGTATTCATTGAGATTGTTCTTATCACCAAAGAATACGCGAGCAAGATTATCAAACGCATTACCCATCTATAAAGAAGGGTTGAAGCTTCCATCTGCCGCCCAATATTTAGGCATTATCGTATGAACGCGAGGAATATTTTGATCTTTGCCGTCTATTTCAATAGTATAATATTCGGGCGTAACCGCTTTTACAGCCTTCTTAGATTGCTCTGCTATCGTATTGAGCTTAACCATAGTAGAACTCTGTTTAGGAGTCGGCTTACGCTGTTCTCTAGGAGCGTGTTTAAGCTGTTCTGAAGGCGTTTCTACGGGCTCTGGTATAGTTATAGACTCCTCGGGTGAAACAGGCTCAGAAGGCTTCTAAATAGGCTCTACGGGCGTTTCTGGTACCGGTGTAGGCTCTGGCTGAACAGGTTTTACAACTTCTGGTGTTTCCGATTCTATATCGTCAATAAACTCCTTCTCTGGGTCATTGACTGGAACTTTTTGTTCCTCGGCCTCTGCACGCTCTGGTGTTATTACCTCTTCCCCATTATCATCAGTACGGTCATCAAAGTCTTCGTCAATTACAGAAGATAAATCATTGTCGTCATCAATAGTATCTTGTATTTCTTTAAATACATCTGCTGCGTGTCCGTCTTTGAAAGTAATATTATCGAACTCCTTAGACCAATCTATATTATCAGTATCTGCTATCTTTTTATCCCCAATATAAGCGTCACCAACAACGCGAGAGTAATTCTGCATAGCAAGGTCTAAGTCCATGTCAGCCATAAAAGACTGTCGGTATGCCTCGACAAGGTTATCGTGCATATCTTTATGGAGAGCAAGCTTTACCTCAACGCTTTCAATATTATTGATATCTACGGTTTCATCTTCATTGGCATACTTATTGATAACAGGCTTTAGATTATTTATTCTATCGTTTACCTGTGTAAGCTGCTTATTGAGAATACTTTCTGTCTTTCTATGACTACCAGACTGAGCATTTATAATACCAAGTTCAAGCTGGTCTTTTATCTTAAGAAGAGCTACGTATTGCGCAACGTTGTTAAGCTGATTGAAGTTGTCAGCATTGCTAAATTCTGGTACAATATTTTCATCAGAGCTTTCTTTAGCGCCGGGCATTGCTGCCGCCATTTGCTTAACGGTGTTGTCAAGGAACGGCTTAGTAGCGTTTTGTACAGCCTCAGAAAGGTTCTTTCTAGCTAAATCGGATACCTCCCTAGCTTCATTTAACTCATCTGTTACAAGAACTTTAGCTGCTACGAAGTTATTATAATCTCTACCAGTCGTGCTTATGCCCTGAGATTTGGCCTGTTTGATAGTATAAGGGTCGATTGACATTTGAGCAATGCGCTTAAATGCATTTTCCTCATCGTCTATCAACTCTGGTGCAATACCGTACTCACCAGAAGCATCATACTCGTCCTTGTTTGTTTGTCTTAAGCGATCAAACCCATTAAGAATATTCTGATAAGAAGATTGACTCTTAGCTGCTTCTGCGTAGATTCTGGCTTTGTTTAATCTATCTACCTTAGCTGCTTTATCTTTGAGCACATTATTAACAATAGCAGACGTTGCTTTTTGTTCTGATACAAATGGTGCTATTGATTGTGCTGTGTTTACGATTGCTGTCTGTAAACCACCTAAAATAAAGCCACCTTTGATTTCTTTTAATACCTCTCTATCTTTCTCAGACATTACACCTTCAAATGGCATACCCAACAGGAGGCCTGCACTCTTAGAACCAGCAATGAAGTCGTCAAGTATGGTCTCGCCAATACTTTTTATCTTAGCGTCGGTGTAGTAACCATTCTTATATCTCTCAGAAGATATATGTTGTTTACCTTCCTCAATACCTTCTGCAGCAGAAGCTAATGCCCATCGTCCAGCAATGTCTCTAAAGTATTTATTTCTAGTAGAAGATGCAAAATGTTTTCTAAGCAATTTTGAAGGTACTTGGTCGACCATGTGTGATGTCTTGGCGAAATCATCCAAGATACCTGCTACAGCCTTTCCTACCTTATTTCTTGCTGGAGTCATCATGTAATGCACGGGAGCATACAGCATACCTGCTATAGGACTAGCAGCAGCACCTATTTCGTAACCTTTGGCTAATGTTTCAACTGCACCATTTCTGAGAGCTTTTCTACCAGCAGCTGATTTAAGTACCTGATATCTAAGGGCTCTACCGGGCAACTTGAGTGCTGCGCCAAATGGGATAATTTGAAGAGCAGTTTCTAATCCAGCAGACCAAGTCGTAGCAGCCATGTCATCTTGGAATTGACTTTCAATACCAACAGCAAGTTCTCTCATCTTTTTGTTTGCTGCTGTATTATTTACAGTATAATCGCCTTTACGGAAATGGTCAAATATCTGGTCATCATCTGCTGCACTACGACTTAAACCAAGCTTTCTTCTACCTTCTGCAATAACATCGTCATATAAAGATCCCTTCGTGCCTTTTTGGCTCTGGAGGTAGTCTTTAATACGCTCACTATAAGCCATGGCTACTTCGGCGTTGTTTTCAGAAACACCAGCACCGTAGTTCAACCCAAATGTAGCGCCACCGCCAATAGCACCAGCTAACCATGCAGCACTACCAGCACCACCTGTTGCTATACCGGTAGCAATACCAGTAAGTGCAGCAGGGAGTATTTTGGATATGCCAGAAGTAGAACCAGCAATAAGTCCTGGCATCCCGTACAGCCATGTGTTCTTGTCAAATATATCAGTACCGGCCTTGTCAGCTCTTTGTTGGAACCATCTGTCTACTTTATTATAACTCTCCTTATCGTTGAGGTTATACTCTAGACCTTTTTGCCATTCTTTATATTTCTCCTGCTTTGCAGCAAGTGCTCTATCAAGCATTGCTTTTTGTTCGGCACGAGTTCTTTTTGAAGAGAACATCGAAGTAGTAAATCTAGTAATATCCCCAAGTTCGTCATGAGCCTGTGATGTTCTACCGAACAATTTATTATTAGATAAGAGACTATTCTCGCCATTACCAGCTACAATATTATAATAGCCAGCCTTGAGAGAGTTGGGTATATACGATTTAAACGCCTCCACATCAGGCTTTAAATTAATTAATTCCTGTTGTAGGGCGTTTTTCTACGTTTCAAGCATATCAATCATTCCATATGCCTTCTGCATTTCTTCAGCTGGCGCTTTACCGACATTCTGTGTATTAAGTCGCCATTGAGCTAATTGAGAATTTAGGTTGTCAATTTCGTCCTGTATCTCAAAATAATGCTTTGTAGAGTTAGCTAAGCGTTCCCACTCGTCAGAACGGTCCATATAACCTTGGAAATCCTGTGCTTGGAAATCATTCATCTTACGACCTAATGTGTCCCACCAGTTCTTAAGATAATTACCAACTGTCTTAGGTTTACTTTCTAACTCTCGTTGTCTTTTTTCGTAAAAATATCCCTCTGGATCTGCTTCTCGCCATGCTCGATCTGCACGCATTTCATCAATATCGTACTGTAAACGAGCCGTACGATCTGCAGAGGCTTGTATTTCCTTCTGCAGACCACGGTCGTAATAGTCAATTTCATCAAGAAATCTTCGATTTGAAGCTTCCCGTGCATATCTGCCAGCCCAAGAAGTATTTACTCTTTGTTTATTTCTTGGCATGTTGCAAGATATTAATTGTTATGTATATTATTCATCTAATAAGTAATCCCCGTCATCAAAGTTCCAAGGATCGCCGTATGTACCGAGTTTTTCGGATTGTCCAGCATGTAATCTTTCGGACGTTAAATCAGTATCCCATACACCAAATCCTGTCCATCTGTTGTAGTCTGGGAACATATTATATGATTTAGTAGATTGTTTTGGAGTATACACTAGTCCTGGTATTCTCTGTGCGCCTATTTGTACAGGTCCTTGATATGTGCCAACACCAATTGTAGGATTGCTGGCTCGTGTATAACCACCGAGGTCCATAGCACCGCCACGCTCTCTATAGTTTCCAACGTAAGCACCACCTTTAGTCTTTTCACTACCAAGGCTTATATCACCATATGCATCTTTCTGGAATACTACATTACCGTCATCATCAGTACATGTAATACGTACTCTAGGCATAACCTCAAAGCTACCACTATTTTTTCTAAGTGAGCCATATCCCTCCTCTAAAGCAGAAACTGTAGTATGATCGATACCGTACTTCTTAATAGCGTTTCTTATTTGTTTTGTACCAGTGTTTGTATGTGTTCTAGTATAACCAGCAGTGTTAGAAATTATATCGTCTGTACCATACAGTCTGTCAACCATTCCTGGTGCTAATCTCGCTACTCTATTATTATCAGACATGGGTGTGCCAAATATCTTAGCAACTGCCTGCCCATCCATTGCGATAGAGAATTGCCTTCTGTATGACTCCTGTATGTTATTCACTGCCTGTGGAGAAGTAAGATTAGCAGCTTCTTTTCTTGCCTTGTTTAAAAGTGCTTTTTGGTCAGCATTTAATTTATCTTGCTTTCCATAAGCATTTTTAATCATATCCCCATACTTCTTTCCAGTAGGTGTAATCAACAGTCTTTGTAATTCGTCACCGTTTTTGCCTCTGAAGGTTCTACCAAAATCTGCAAACACTTTAGACACCTCATCACCAAATTGTCCATATTGGTTTCCCATATTCCACCAGTCTTTGGTGATACCGTTGGCGCTCCATGCCTTAGCCATTGCTGTATCATACCAGCTTCTAGCCAACGAAATACCTTGTAATTGCGTGCCAGGACCGCCATTATCGTTTCTCTACCTAGCCCGTTGTATTTGTCTGCGTAAAGCTAAAGACTGTCTTTTTAAATTGAGGTTTTCAAGCTGAATTCTACGTTCATCATAATTATCAGAATATCTCAATCTGTCTAAATTACCTGCTACAACTGCGTCATTAAATGCTTGTTTAGCTGCAGCATCACTTCCAAGTCGGTCTCTGTACATTTTATACATCAACTGTCCTTGTGGTGTATTTACAAGGTCATTATAATGAGCCTCTGCGATTCTATACAAATCTTGAGGATTGATTTCCGATATAGTATACGATACTCCATTTTTTGTTCTAGAACGTTCAAACGGAGCAATGTTATCAAAGAATGCTTTACTAAAGTCCGCCATATTGTGGTATGGGGTAGCGCTCATCTTATCCCATATCCCCATTCCAGCTTGGTCGCCCTGTGCCAATGTATGGTAAGTAGTCATATCTGGACCATCATATTTAGCAAGTTCCGGATTATATAAACCGTTTGCTTCTAACTGTCGGCGAGACTCCAAAAACTTTTCAGCATTTCTTGCGCTTGTTTTAAGCTTTGCAATAGACCCGATGTCTATACTGTTTTGTAATCGCGCTAAAGCCAATCTACCCTCTGGGCTTCTTAAAAGATCAATTCCGCGACTGTATGCGTCATCAATAAAATTTTTAACCTTACCTGTTACATTCTCATTGTACCAGTCTTGATCAGCCATTATAGGTGTAACAAAATCACCATATTCATGATTAAATTCTTTTAAGTCTTGCAGTCCTCTGAGGTATTCGTTTCTTGCGGCATTAATATAACTCTGTTGAGCATTTAGAACCATATTAGCCGTACTCGGGTCGAATATCTACTGTCTTCCATATTCAACCGGTCTTTCAAGTCCTAAAAATGTCATTATCCAATACGTTTAATATAAGGCTGTGTTAACATTGGAGCTTTGTACATTTGATACTGTGGATAAAGACTAGTAGCAACAAATGGATTTGTAAGTTTGAGATATTTTTGACCACCTGTTAAAGTACTACCAGTAGGAATAACTGTATTCCCCAATGCTTTAATTCTTTCTGTATCGGCGTTCTGTTGCCATATACCAAGCTCTCTGTTTTGTATATCTTTAGCTTGATTATACTGTATCATTCGCAGTACATCGGCACCAAGAGAACCAAACGAATCGTTCATGTTTTTGCCGTATTGTGCGAGCCAATTTTCTTTGGCTGCATTTGCTTGTTGAGCTGCGGCATGTCTACGCCAGAACTGGTCGTATCTCTTACCGAGAATGTCTCTACCAGCAACATCTTTCATCTGAGCACCGATGTTTCGCTGACCACGATTAGCTTCATCTATTTTCATTCTGGTCTCGGCATCTTGTGCAAGCTTAGCTCTAGTCAAAGCATCAAGCATAACCATTCTGCCTCCAAGACCAATACCAGGATTTCTTCGTATGTTCCAAGCAGCTTGTCTGTAATTTCTATTAGATTGATTCAGATATTCTCTTGGGTCAATCATATCAGACATCACTTGATTAATTGCTGCAGCAGTTTGTGGATTTTGTATTTCCATATGTGGAACATACGTATCAGCGTGTTTTGCTCTATTATATTGGGCCAGATTAGAGAAATACGAAGTTACATGCGGAAGTGTAGCAAGAGCGTATTCACCTAAAGTACCGAGAGCATACTTTGGCATCTTTCCGCATTTATAGTTTTTATTTTTCTAGTTCATAAGTATATCTTGCATATTTAATGCTCCAACATAATCACCTGTTTCAGCGGCATAATCTGATAAACCATATTTGTTACTGATAACAAAATCGTCGCTTTTAAGGTTTGCAAGTTTAGTATCCTTATTGTTTTTCTTACCTGGCACTCTGCTTACATAGCCGTCTTCGAAGTTTCCAATCACTTCACCATTAGAAACTCTTGCTGTGGCTTTCTTATCAATTAATCCGAACGGACTCTATACTGGACGCTTACCTTTTGCAGCAGACGATGACCCACTATAGAATTGATCCTTAATGTCTTGGTTTTCTGCAGCAGAACGACTCTGTCTGTTTTGCAAAGCGGTGATGTCATTTACTCGCCGCATTTGTTCCTTGATCTCTTCTTCGTTATCTCCAAAACCAAATAGGTCTGCGACGCCTCCAATAGCAGCTCCTAATCCTGCTCCAATAAGAGTTCCACCAAGTAAATTAACTCCAGGAACTAAACTTCCGATAAGAGCTCCAACAGATGCACCAGTACTGGTTGTACTTACGCCAAAATTCAACTGCTTTGCCAAACGCTGAGCTTTCTCATACGCCATCTCGCTTTTCTCATTTAAACCGCTATGCTCTGTATATTGATTGCCTTGGTCGGTTGTATAAGTATTAGTAGAACGCGTATTGAACATATCTCTTGCGCTACGAATATCACCAGCATTTCTAATTTGATTGATAATATCGTAAGTACCATAAGCAGCACCTAATGCGGATAACGCTGTTCCGGCTGTACCTAATACTGCACTAGTACCACTCTTTACACCTGTTTCGGCACCTGTTTCAGCAGCTTTTAAAGCTCCAGGAGCGGATGCAACCTCTACATCTGGTAAGATTTGCGCTGCAGACTGTCCGGCACGCCTTAATGCAGCTCTTGCTGCATTTGACCCAATCGCACTTGTAATTGGTGCAGCGTTCTGTAGGATGCTTACAGTCGGTGTAAGCGACTGTGTTAATTTATTTAATGTATTTGGAAGAATATTACGTTTTGCAGCTTTTACCTCTGGTGTTATATCCTCTCCCTCTACGCTCGTAAACTATGCATTTCCAATCCCATAGTTGGGTTGATAGCCTAACGATGTAGGTTTTCTAGTACCAAGCCAATATCTTGGTAACTTCTTTCTTTTATTGTTTTTCATATTTAACTAAAGGATTGTCTGAATTTAGTTATGATGTGAGATATAGTAAACAAATAATTGGGTTGCGTTTTAGTAATACCCACTCTCATCCACTTGCCTCTCATTCTAGATCCGTAATATTGATTGTCGTATCTTGGTATATTATAGATAAGATTTCCTTCTCTATCAGTATATGCTTCAACGTCGTAAGAGTTTCTATCATAAATGTCTGTTTGGAACTGCATGTTTATGTTATTCATAAATTCAGAAGACCCTTCGCTGGACATCTTAATAGGAACAATTTGTTGAGAATCAAATACTTTAGTAATAGATGCAGATGGGTTGACGACAAACTCAAGTTTAATTGGAGACAAATAAGTTTGATTGTTGGAATGCTTGATGTAATTTATGCGGTGTATATGATATTCTGTGCTGTTGTCAACGTTGTGTATGCTATATAAATGGTTTTTAATATAGAACGTAGCATCATATATTCTAGTATATATAGAAGTAGCAATGTTATATTTTAAATTGAATACGATTTGCTCTCCGTCTCTTAAACATTTACACAACAATTCGTCATTTTGTAAATCATAATCAACATATGGGACATCTATCGTTATCTTGTTATTAATTATGTTTTGCACACCAATACGTTCGCCATAATTGACTACTTGCCCGTCATATATACCAACAACCGCTTTATTATTTATATCAACCCAGAACAACCCGTTACTTGTAACCATTCCGCATAGGTCGTGTAAACGCATACCATATTTAGTAGACATGTAATCGTATCTCGAAAGGATACCTGCCTGACCAAGCATAATAGTATTATTATTCTGGTCGTTTATAAGAGAACGCTCGTTCACACTAAACTTACCGAATGCTTGATCTTGCCAATAATACAGCGTGTTTTTGTCTGTTAATATTTGCGTTATCTGACCATATCTACTATCCACATCAATAAACTGCGCAGCTTTAAATATCAAGAAGTTATCTATGAACTCTCCGTTGCTTTTTAATTCAGAATAATAAGCACGCTGTTTAAAATTGTTTGTCTCATCTTTATCTGTACTGATAAGTGTGAATACATCATTAGATGCATCGTTATCAGAATAAACCATGTTGTATTGATGAAGTGGTCTTTCCTGCGTTGTTACACCGTCAATAGATCCAGGTTCATACAAAAGGTTCTCACTGTTTGTATTACGCAAGTTCATTCCATAATCAAGGTAAGTATTTACCTTAGACTCTAATGGAACATAATTTGTAATCTGCGTACTTTGCAATGTATCAATAGACTGGAAGTCGTATGTTTTAAATTGTGTTGTTATTTCGTGCGGAGTTATATAAATATCTCCATCAAACACAATCATTGTTTTACCACTTTTATCCGAACTATTGTCTGGGTTTACTACATATAAAGATTGTGTATCATCGTCATAACCAAGACGGAAATAATTACCAAAACCGTAGTACTATTCTGTCTGTGCCGATTGTACGTTTGTTATTTTCGGAGTATGTGTTATATTACACAACACTGTCTGTACGTACGGAGATTGCATCGTGTCAGTAACATCTGAATCAGTAGCAATTAAGAAGCAAGATGGTCCAGGGCCAATATATCCACGTCTAACATTATTCTAAGACCCATCCCTATACAACCATTGTAAGTAGTCTGCTTGTTCAGCAAGATATTCCTGAGCCTCTTCTCCAGGATAATCTTCCATATTGGGTTGCCCCTCCAAACCAGCTCTAAGGTCATACTTACCAAATGATACCCAGTTGTTATATAAGTAAGAATCAATATTTGTAGTATGACTTCTATACTTTTTAATGGCGGTGTATATATCTAAGTCCTGATAAGTTACATCTGAAAAACCAGAGTCCCAGCTTGCCATCTTAACATCTTTTACTTGCTTGATGGGATGTTCTACGCGTTGTGGTTCGTACAGCTGTTTATAAAAGTTGAATACCCAGTGTGTAGATTGCTTTTCATCTGTTGTTAACTTTTTCACAACATCTCTTCCTAACCCAATACCATCAGTGAATATGTTAAAACCTCCTCCGTACAAACCATCAAAACTATACGTTGCATTTTTGTATTTACCATATACACCATCTATATATATTAACGGCGTAATCTTTAAATCAGAAAGACCTAACTTAGACAGAACGTCGTCACGTCTAAAGTCTATTTCAGATGAAAATATTTGGTAAAGACGCTTATTCATCGTTCGCGTTTTTAACACGTCATAATAAGCAATGTCTGGATTATAGTAGTGTGGGGTTATATACATGTCTTTAGTATTTAACAACCCCGTTGGATAGAACGGCGACTTTTTAGTAGAATCCTCTGTAATGGTGGATGGATCAATTACCGATGTTTCAAGTAACGGTTGCTGTACTGGTCTAGATAATACAACTTGCAGAAGTGTATTCTGATATATCTCAGACGAACTTCTTCTGACAATCTAGCAACCTACTATATTTTTTAAGTTGCCATCATCGACATATTTACCACTTATATTTGGTAATGTAATTTGTACACCAATTGGGTTTGCATTAACGCTAAAGTCCTAGTTTTGAATGAAATGTGGTGTACCATCTTGTTCGTCAATACGCGGAACATGTACAAAATCATTTATTGGTTGTACGTCTGAACGTCTTCCGTATTTATCGTAGAATATAATTGCGTATTTATAGTCCTCGCCGCGTCTCAACGACCTTAACAAACTAGAAGTAAACATATCGTTGTACGATGCAGTAACGTTGCTTGGATTTATTCCACGACGGTCAATATATTCACTTACCGGCATAATATCGTTACCGGTTTTATAATCTTTAATGTTAATATTCGAACCGAGATATTTTTGTGTAGTCTCAGCTGGAATATGTCCGTAATCGTAATTAAACGTATCCAACATTACATCCGTACTAACCAAGGCAACATTGTTATCATTCTGCTCCACCGTAAAGTCTTGTATGATTGTATCATCCTTTACGTTTGCGCAGAACATGTATTCTTGGTTTTGCTCGATTACCTGAGGAATAAGAATAATACCTTGCATAGAAGAAAACTCTTCCATCGTATACTTTTGCAAAGGTTCTATTCCAACATCATTGAGAACAAACTCTGTTGTATTGGAAAATTTATCGTCATATATCAACGACACTTCAGCATCCTCACCTGGCTTAATATACTGCAATCTAAATATCTGAATTCTATTGAACTTGTCCTTATATTCGTCGGTATTGATTGCCAACATAAAACCAATAGACGTTTCAGTATTTTCGGCGTTACCTGTTTCTTTTGATCTAGAGGGGTCGATTACTTGTATCTTATTTGTTAACGGAGCTAATTGCGTTGAATTGCCGTATTTGTTATAATATCGATATGTGTATTGTACTTGTGATGAAAGTAAACGACCTGTGATAACCTGTTTAATGTATATACGTTCATTAGGAACAATTCTATTGTTTATAAGGTCATCTGGGTTCATGTTTTTGTTTGATGGGTATCTGCTTACACCATCATCATCGACCCTAAGAGTTAATATTGGATGCTCTCCAGTAGCAATATAAAACTTTATTACATTATCCAACTCTTTGTATAAAACAGTCGATATCTTTTCTGGCACATCGCCAGACCAAAGATTATCATATGTCCATACTAATTCAAATGGTTTTGAAATGTGGCTGTCATCATCAATGTTAACCTCAAATCTATAAACCTTAATATTCTTAGTATTCTTCTGATTCAGTACAATAACACCTAAGTTGTCTACTGTTTTTATAGACAGTATATTATAATTAGCGTTTAAATCAACAGTATCAACCAATGTTCCAGATAACACAGGACCAACTATTCCTTCATGCACTGACGAATAATCCGCAAAACCACCCAAAGACTGATTTTTAGTTATTCTGACATTCTGCCCGAATACGTACTATGTATTCTCTATCTGATCGTACGCAGCGTCAGAATTCATTCCCTTAACAAAGGAATTTATTTGCGAATTATTGTTATTAATAACCATAGTAGTAGTCGTTATATGTTATTTGTTCTTTATTTATGTGTTTAAAGAATGTGTCATCACCATCCCAATCTGGAATTAGTTTATTCCAATCATTCTTTATATTCTGCATATCATCAGCAGTTGGCATCATTGCTTCTGCGTATGCCTGATTTCTATAAAAATACCACTGTTGTTTTACTTCAGAATATGACTGAAACGCGTATTTAGAAGCATATTTAGAAGTGCTGCCACCTAGCTTACCACTCATAAACTTAGGGAAACTAAGTTTCATTACAACGTACCAATATACAGCTTCTTGATATGAAGCCAAATCCGGTATAAGTGGATAGCCTCTTTCATCAACAGGAATTGATTTATATGCCAGTTTTATAAAACCTTTATCTTTGTTTGTAACAATCCAACCTGGCTTTATAAAGTATTCAGGCTTGTTTGCAGCATCACGCAATAACCGATTCGTATATTTACTTAGGTTATTTGTGTATAATTGGTGTTGTGATGTCGGAAGCTTGTACATTTCAGGTTGATGGTCTTCAAACCCAGGATTTTTAACAATAGCCGGCTCCTCGATAGCCATGTTCGCAGGATCGTGATTTATAGTATAAGCCGGTAACTTAGGTTTGCTCTGCTTCATTTTGAAAGCACCCGTCATCGTGCTCATTGGAATCCACGGTCCATTTATTGTTTCACTGTACGCTACAGCATCTAAATGTTGCAAATCGTGTGGTAGCGGAACTTGTCTGTCTTCTATTTTCAAAATAGGCTCGCCGTCCACACCAGATTCTTTTGTGATATACTACATAGGAGCACCAATCTTTTCTATGGCTTCAAAAATCCACTCTCGTATATCTGTAATACGTTGCTTTACTTCAGTGGAATCTAAATCAGCCATTATTTTAGCTATGACTGATTCACACTTTGTATAATTGTATATCATTTATATTTATATAATCGTGTTTATTGAATATTAGTTGAGCTAATTTACGTTTGTTTTTACGTACTAGGTTTAACGAATACTTGTATCTGTCTGGGAATGTGCGAGGTATTTTAGACCAATATAGTCTATATTTATAACCATCTGAATGTTCATTCAAGTGATATATTCGTTTATTGTATTCTTTACTTGCTTTATAATCCACAGATAACGAATCTGGAGTAAGCGTCTTAGGTTGATATTTACCTATCTGTATAAACCCTAGTCCATAAGGCATTTTAAAGCCTTCTGAGCCTTCTAATACGTGTTCTAGGATAATTGTGCACATGGCGCTTAATATGCGTTTATATAGGCTGTAATCAAGCTCTATGGGCAACGTTTTATACATATCCAAGAACGTCAACGATTTTTTATTTTTCATCCTCTCTTGGTCCGTCTGGCTTTATGCCGTCGAGTGTAGCGTTGTTATCATCATCGCTAGGCATCTTAAGCATAAACGCAAGTTCGTTTGTCAATATAAGCTTTTTAATATCTGGGACCATCCATGTTGGGACTTTAATATCCTCTTCATCTGGATCATCACCGGCTTCTGCATCATCTGCATCGTCGGGTACTTCATAAACAGCAAGCACATATATGTACTTAAGTTTATCCTGATCTTGCAATCCTTGTACGTATATATGCTTGTCATCCTTGTAATATGAGGTCAACTCTCCAAATGTATATTTTCTAAAGTACTGATAATGCCTTCTCATATGGTTCATATACTGAATATCTTCACCATCTTCATCGTGTACGGCAAGTATACTCTTCCAGTCGTTATTGTATATGTTCTCGAAAGTATCTTCAGTAACTCTAGTAAAAGTGTCTCTTTCACGATCGCCAGACTTAACGTGTACTATCTTATGTGGGCCTGTTTCTTTGACAACAAGAAATTCATCATCAATGAGATCTTGAATATCAAATCCTTGCTTCTCTTTTTCCTTTATCTCGTCGAGATGTTTCTTCCAAAGAGCTCTGCGGTAATGATTAACCCACGCGATTATCTACGCTCTAGACAGATCTTCACTTTCACTTATATTGTTATTTCTTACCAAGAGAAGTATATCATCTATAATCTCTCTTAGTGAAGTCTTACTCATGTTATTATTTTGATTCTACAACTCTTACGTCATCCTGTTTTATTATATCGTTTGTATTATGCATAACGTATTTTGTTTTCTTTACTTTCTTAAAGTCTAACGTAAAAAGTCGTTTAATAAAACTTTTCTTATTCTTATACTCCTTAGTTTCGTATACATATAGATATTGTTCATTACTTATATCTAATGCTATATTAACAGAATCCTAAGTAATAGTATAATATACTTTAGTATAATCATTAAAGTTTATACTATCTTTGTATATGGAGTCTTTAACGGAGATTGCATCCCCCCTTACCCCCTTACTATCATTAACGTTTAAAGTCTATGTTTGCGTTGCAGCTACTTTGACAGATTTTGGTTTTATTTTAAGTTCGTTACGAACACTATCCAATTTGTGCAACGTTTTATCATTTTGAGACTTAAGCTCTTTTATGTCCAGCCATAAAACATTATTAGCCTACTAGGAGCTGTCTAACAACCCCTAATAGGCTTCAATGTTGTTCTGAGCCATTTCTAGCTCCTGTGACAGCTTTTTATTCTGTCTGTGGGTAGAACACCCAAATATAAATAAAAACGCAACAGAAGCCACGCAAATGGCGTTTACGGCTGTTTTCCAGTGGTTAATCACCCACTTTATTATCGCCAGTATGTTCATCATTTAGATTAAGTTCTATTCCAGTATAGTCCTCTCCTTTTTTTCTAAGGAATTTACCTAATGCTCGCCATGGACCATTCGGGTCCAACGTATTTAAATTCTCTATAATAGACCACAATTCTGTTAATGTTATAATTGCAGTCGCACCCCCGGTAAGCAAAAATACACCAGACTGACCAAGCACTGCCCATTCTAAGCCGTGTACCAAAGACAAGATAATAAACGTATCTTTTATCTTTCTAACTGTGCCAGTCCAATTCTTACCGCTCTCTATTTTCTTACGAAATTTCCTGGCCACTTTAATGCCGTAGATCATGTCTACTAACGTAGTGGCAAAACATATAAGTAATAAATACAATATTGGGGTATAATACCCTACTATAGCCGAACCCAACCCTACAAAAAACTTACCTAAGATACTACCGTTAACAATCGTATTTAATGTAGTTGCCATGCGTTGTAGTGTATCGGATATATGTTGCATCACTATTGTTTATTACGGTTATGTAAAAATGAATAGTATTAGTTTAATAGCCAAAGTAATTATAAAGGCTTGTATTAAACTCAACATTCAATCGTACATCTCCTGCACCGACTTTGTCGACGCTACGATAACAATAATAACCATCTCTAACCCCGTAGTCTTGCAACGGGATGTTTACTTCGGATGTGACGGGAATATTATGAGACGTGTCAATCACAGTCCTACTAACACCATCAACTTTTCTTTGAGAGAATATCCATAAGTAATTTTCGCTACTTGTGTTATCTATTACGATATTGTCAATACTATATTTATATATCGTTCTAGAAGTAGGATACATATTTTGAACATTTTCCTCATCGTCAAATCCGAGAAGAATTGTGTCTAAGTTTTGTACAGCTACAACAAATTGATAATTTATTGATGGGTCATCAACACAACTAACCGTAACTGTAACTCTATCTTCTACCCCTAGCACGTCGTGAGAAGTGAGAACTCCAAGCTTGTCTACTGTCAAGATGTCTTCTTTTCCGTTTTCAATACTAAACTCCAGCTGATTAAAATGCCAATCGTAAGGATTATACACAACTTCACAATCGTCTTTCAATATACAGAAGATATTGTATGGCTTACCCTTTATATCATTCAATCCAAGACGCAGACTGCTATTTACAGGAAGATAGAATACATTCTTATCTTGAGAGCTTGGATCAGTATCTTTATCGGCAAATATTGACTTTATTAAGTTTTCTCTATCACCTGTACCGTCTACATCAATTGTGATGTTACCAGATTTACCAGTATGGTCGTCGACTAATTCAAATATATTACCTTTGTCGATAGTATATGTACGAAGATTGTGCTTACCCCATCCTTGCTCATATACACTTAAGACAACAATAAGTTTGTATGTTCCGCACATAAGTTGATCTACGGCGGGGAACAAACACGATATCCTGTTCTCCTCTGGAAGTACCTGAGATTCAGCAAGATATACGTTGTCAAATTTGTGATCGTGGCGGTGTGGTCTATAATGATTAAATGGCTCTGGATTGATACCAAATCCACGGAAACCTGGCCACCAGTGATAGTCATGGAAGTCTGGAGAGAATGTGTCATAATTATGAACATTCGCAGGCATCATATAATAACTGGGATATCCCGAGTTGTTTATATTGTGTTCAGTTGGTTGATAGAATTGAGGAAAACCGACTCTCTTGAACTTAGTCAGATCGTCTGGTTGAATGCGCTTGGCAAAAGACGTATTCACTAAGTAACACCGAAGCTGTTTAATACTAGACTGATTAAATGAGCCAGCGTGTGTTGAATTAGGGTCTACGTTTTGCTCAATCGTCATGAGCAGCCTAATGTCGTTTCCAATTCTAATCTTATTCATATTGCAATATGTTGATAAAAAAGGCCAGAGACGGGCGAAGCCCACCCCCAGCCGATTTTATATTTAGTTTAAAATTAGGCTACAAAAGCCTCGAGAATATCCTTAAGATCTGAAAGCTGACCTGTGATACCATATACCTCAAGAGTCTGCTTTGTCTTACGCTGAATGTCGTCAGCAGCACGATACATATTCTCAAACTCGAGAGTAAGAGCGTCGTACTGAGCTGTGATGTCAGCCTCCATAGCAGGCTTGATGATTGGCCATGTGCCCTCGCCACGGTTCAGGATGCCCTGATAACCCATAGCCCAAGACTCACGATCACGAACAAGCTTAGCAGAAGCTGGATACTGCTTTCCAGGAACCTTGTTGATAGCAACACCTGCAGGGAAATGCTTATTCTTAGACTCCCATCCGTCAGCAGCAGGATCGGTATAATAAACATTTGCATTGAAGCGAACCTTAGCGGCCCAGTTCAGTGTTTCAACAGCCTCGTCGTCATCGTAAGGCAGAGCTGTAATAACAACCTGAGAGTTGCTACCAGTTGCAGATACGCGAGCGCGCTTCCACTCTGAATTAATCTGATTAGCGATATTCTGAGCAATAGTTGCTGCGGTATCACCAATCTGTGTAACATACTCATAAGACTCTGTCCAGTTGCGGAAGCGTGTAGGCAGATCCTTGAATGTCAGGCGAACGATGATACGCTTGCCACCCTCAGCAAACAGAGTAGCAACCTGAGCGTCAAGATTACTGAAATCAATAGTAACCTGGTCCTCTGTGTCAGCTGCATAATTCAGGGCATTAAAGCTCTTAATATCAGCGGCCTTGATCTCATTAGACCACTTGATAATAGGACGATACTCAACAGTACCATTCTGCTTACGGAGAACAGTGTTCTTCTTTGTTACGATACCAACCTTAATAGTGTTGATGTTGCCAGCATTAGCAGCTGTTACATTATAAAGATCACCAGAAGCTACATTAGCATCGCAGTTCATGATAATAAACTTGCCAGCATCAGCAGATGCAGCGTTCATCGAAGCGGCCTGAGCAGGCTCAGCTGCCAGCACTGCACCAGTAGCCAGATTGCTAACGAGTACAGTATTTACGTAGTTTAACATAATTTAAAATTTAATTTTTTCTACTCCCCCTATACACAAAGGCTAGACCTAACTAGCTGGGGTTTCCACGTTAAAATTATTATTCTTGTGTGAGTACTTCTTGGGTTAGAGTTTTATAGCGAGGGTCTTGTTTGTTTTCAACATACATTTGAGCCGCTATTTTAATAATCTCTGCCCATACATTATCTGCAAAATCCGTGTACTCTTTAAACGGATCTTGAGAATCAATTTCAGTAGGAACCTTGAGGTACCCTACCACGTATTTCTTTATTTTATAATTCTTGTCGGTCAATAACCGAAAGCCGTCTTTTGTTCTAACTCGCAAAGGACGAGCTCTATGATAACGATAATGAAAGTCTGTAAGCGAATTATTGATTCGATACATGAAACTATCTGCTGTACATTCGAATACACAAGTATCCATCGCATGTTCATCATTGTTATCTGATATAACAACATCTTCATTTAGAACATACAACATATCGGTGGGATAAGTATATTCGTACTCATTATAATTTTCATGAGTAGCCGAGATGACAGGAGTTTCCCAAACATCTTCATTAAGCAAATTAATCAAATCTCTAGACCGTTTTTCAGTCTGTTCGTAAGATGTGCGCTTTGGTGTGTTTCCGTTGAATCTATCCTTAGTAAACTTTACCGCAGCCTGGTTCACCCAGTATATAGAGTCATCCGTACGAGGTTTCTGTAATGTGTCGTCCAGCTTGTTTATTTCAAGCTCGAACGAACCTATTATATCAACTCCTACCATTATTGTTCGTTTTTAGCATTCTGTTTCTGTTGTTCAGCAATTTGTCTTTTTCTTGCCTCAGCACCAGCAACATATTGTACATAAAGATCTACAGCGCCAGATACGAGAGTCTCAAAAACCTCCATTGGTAATTCACACGGAACAGATTCCATTAAGTTCATATACTTAGGCATTCTATAATAATGAAGCCCTATCGTAGTAGGATTAGTGTATCTATCGCAGATGAGCTTTATTCTACTATTAGTGTCTAAATATACAATAGGGTTTCTTATAATCCTCATTGAATCTGATGGCTGCATTAAGAATTGCTGAGCAATAGTCTGAGAAACAAATACGTTTGAAACTACACCAGATGTATCTTCCGCATTAGTCTTCATTCTATAAGAACTAGAAACTCTAGTAGAACTGTCAACGTATAAACCAAAGTTTGATGGAAGTTTTGCTTGATACTGATTGTCCACATTTTCAAGATTCATAGCAAAGTATGAAAGAAAGGTTTGCAGTATCGTTTCTATATATTCACTTGGGTGTTGTTGTTGAGCAATTGCCCCCAAGGATTTATATATGTCACGTATAAACATATCTTGATATTGATTCAAGTATGAATATATTGTATCAGTATCCAACTTCTCTGCGTACTCAGTTTCGGGAATCATAGTTTGAACTCTGCGTTCAAATTCTATTCCAAGTTGTCGTGTTTGATTTATTGTCATGACTCAAGCCCTCTCATATTTAGTTTAGTACTCAACCTAGCAGAAGACTCTGTGTTTTCTAATGCAAATGATATTGCAAGATTTATAAGCTCTTCAGAGGCAGTATCGGATATTTCCATCTCGGTGGCGCTGGAGAAGTCACACACATTTGGATCGCTCGTAACAAATTTCTTTGGATCACGAATATAAACAAAATGTGCGATATCTTCTGGCTCCACGTTAGGTTTTCTTAACGCGTCATATACAACTGCAACTGTGTCATTGTATATATAGCAAACAGGGTTCTTTACCCACGGCATATTATATGCTGTTGTTATAAACTTTTCAGCTATGTCGTGCGATACAAGTTTAACCGGGAGCATTCTGACTTGTCGTCTGTCATAAGGCTTACCGTCAGAATTCTCAGCAATCATGAGATTTGTATTTACTATATCTTCAATACCAGTAGCATAATAAAGATTTCTCCACTGTATCCAGTCCCCAAATTGCTGCTGTATTTCACGCTGTTCGTCTGGATTGGTTGCTTTATAGCCTTCATTAAGGCTCACCCACTTATCGTCGTCTTGCCCAATGTATGTAATCGAGTTGGGAGAAAATACAGCTGTTTCGTAAACACGATCTTCCGTTGGATCGTTCGTATTATATTCTAATAACAATCTAACATAATACTTAAAGTCTTCTGGAAGATCGAATTCACTAACATTTTGCGTTTCCATATACTGTCCGTCAATAGCCTGTTTAAATTGCACTTTCTTATATGTAATAAGTTTTTGCAAGTCGGCTATTTGCTTTTGGTCGGCTTCAAACGGAACACGTCTTGGATTATTACCTGTAACTTTCTACGCAATTAACGCATCGTACGCTTTATCAAGAATTGTAGCAACTTCATATTTTGTTAACGCTGGATACGACGAAGTTACATTAGCCTTGTCATACCCTATCATGAATTTAGTATATACGTCGTTATGCGTCATATCTTATATTAGTGATTAGATCACTTATTATTTGTTTCGTTAATAATAGAAAGCTTCAGATCTTGGTTTTTCTTACTGTCAAGATATGCAATAGCATCGTCTAATGAATCAGCGAACATGTCTGTTCCATAGAAGTAATGAGTCTTATCCTTACGAATAACACCTTTTGCAATAGCGTTCTCAAGCAAGAACTCTGTATCCTTTGACTTGTTGTTAACCCACTTATCAAAGAACTTCTTCGGATTTTTATCAACCATGCTAAACAACGTAGACTCTACGAGCTCATTTGACATTCTATCTGCATTCATACCAAACAAACGTAAACATTTACGCATTTGCTCAAGTGACAGACTATCAAATTCACGGATTGCGTCACGGCGGAGCTTATTCTGTTTGTTCTGTTCTACAGCCTCAGCCTCACGATTAATCAACAAATAATCTTTGCCGGCATCAAGTCTATCCAGCGATGTTGCTACACGCTTGTGACCAGTAAGAAACTTAATAAGCATTGCCTGACGTGGAATTGAATCGTCAAGGAGCAGTGTACGAGAACCTACTTTTACACAGAAGGTTGTCCAAAAATCTGAACTTTTTGCAAGGTGTCCTTCAGGATAACCTAAAGCTTTCTCAAAATATTTCTCATCTTCTGGGGTGAGACCCGTATAAATCGACCCGGAACGAGTAAAATAAGGAGCAATATAATCAAAACAACTCTTGTACTTAATTAACCCTGCCCAGGGATTCTTCTTTTTAATTCTAAGTTCAACTACCATAATTAGTATAATTAGTATGTTGTGATGCTGAACGCCCCAGCCATTATAACTGGGGCTCAGACATCAATGTTTTATTAATAAGATTACGCGCCTACGGCAACATTACCGTCGTTAGCAATCTCTGTGTCTTCTGCGTCGCAGTACAGAATACCGCAAGACAATGGGTTACGCAACATAATACCCTCCTCACCGAGGAAGTGTACCTGATAACCATCACGGCTGTTAGAACGAACATTGTTAATGTTGTTGCTATAACCATTAGGAGCTACAGAACCAGCAGTACACCACTGTACAAACTCACGACCCTTACGACAAACCTTTACTACGTTAGCCTGACCATCGCGTGAACCAAGGTCAACAAACAGGAATGTGTAAGACATCAGTGGTTTACCTGTCAGTGGGTGCAACTGACGGAACATCTCCATGTTATCAAACAAAGGACAACGCTTCAATGTCAACTCAATGCCGTTAGTCATCTTATAGGTTGTGAACTGACCACCAAGAGCCAGATCCTGACCAGAACCAGTTACGAAGTGTGTATCAATCATATTGAATGTAGCAACCTTCTCCTTCAGGATACGGTCGAACTCACGGATACCCATCTCACCAGTCAGGGCAATGAACTTACGCTCATTTGTACCAAGAATGTTGTAACACAGATCGAACAGATAATCCTCGAGCAATTCAGCTGTAAGAGTTGTGTAATAACGAACGTTAGCTGGACTAACCTGCTCAAACAGACCGCTCATTGTAGGAGCTGGACGACCGTTTGTACCCTTATTCAGATATGTACCATCGCTCAGACGGTTGCTCTTAGAGAACAGGAGAGCATACTCCTCTCTCTTCTTCCACTCACGCAGAGCCTTCCAATACTGATAATCAGCCCACAAATAAGACTTCTTACCTGTCTCAGGATCTGTCAGAGCAATAGCCAAAACTGTGCTATATGCATCACCAGTGATATCATATGTCAGACGGAGAGTCTGCAGGTGGCTACGCATCTTGAATGGAGTCTGATAGTTGATGATATCAGCCTCATCGCTGTACTCCTCGTAAGCTGAACCAATACGGTTAACCTGACGACCAGCGAGCAGGAACTCACCAGGAATATAAGAAGCCTGTGCGCCATCGATTACATAGCACTCATATACCCAAGAGCTACCATCTTGATAAGGAAGACCTGTTACACGAACCTGGAACTTGTAATCATCAAATGCGAGAATTGCACCTGGGCCAAACCAACGCTCTTCAAGAGCAAGATAAATAGGAGTACCATTCAAACCTGGAGTAATTGTAGAGTAGTTAGAAGTAGAAACCTCCTGGCCATTCCACTTAGCCCAGCGAATGTTGATAGCGTGGTCAGAGTCGATCATAACGCTCCACTCAAACTCACGGTTATCGATAATCATTGTCTTGCCAAGACCACCAGTAATCAAATCGATAGCGGTTGATACACCATCGTCTTTTGTACCAAATACCAGTGAAAGCAGACCAGATACCTCATGAGGCTTGGTCAGCAGCGCATTAGAAATCATATTCTCATCTACCAGGTCGCTGAAACGACGTCCGCGATACAGCTGGAGATTATTAAGCAAACTATTATTCATATATATTTATAATTGTGTGCGTCAGAACATACCACTTACCATGTCTGTTACTGACTTTTGTTTATCATCGGCATTGTAAGTGCTATGATTCTTTGCACTATGCCTTAACATTTTCCTAAGTTTTTCAGTAGCGGATGTTTCTCCGGTGTTTTTAGCATTGGCAATTAAAGCATCGGCTTTCATTGTGAAGTATGCAGACTCAATTAAGTTCTTAGATTGATTCTTAGCAAAATCTTTTTGATATTGAGACATTCCGTTTTGATCTACTTTGAAAATATAATCAAACAATGCTTTACGGTCTTCCTTTGGAATTGCGATACCTCTGATATTAGTAAGCTCGTTAATATCCTTAGTAACCGTATTAAAGAATGCTCTAGACTCCTCTTCTTGCTGTCTAGCGTACTCTTCCTGTTGTCTCTGAGTCTCTTCTACTTCTTGTTGACGAAGCTGCTTTAATCTATCCAAAGCATCCTCTGATTCCTCATACAGCATGTCACTCTCTTCATATCGAGCAATTTTCTTATTAATAAGCTCATCTGAGTAACCACTACGCTGCATAAGCTCACGAACTACTGCTTTTTGATTATTCTCGTCTTCGAGATCGATGTTATCAAGAGAAAGCGCCTCTTGCTGTCTGTGGTAGAAATCTTCGAACTTGCCTCCATTTCTTACATACTCGTCGAGCGCCTGTATACGATCGTCCGCGTACTCAGGCTTGGAGTTCTGTTCTACTACGTCACTAAAATATTTAGTAAGTTCATCCACAGTGACAGGCTTATCCTTGTCATCAATCTCATCCATATTCCACCCAAGCGAATTACCGATAGCCTCAAACAAAAGGCTTACCTGCTGACCCTCTATTATATCCTCTTCTGAAGGGTTTTGATTATCGTCTTCAGTATTATTGGGATCATCTACAGGTTGTTCGGTTGTTGGTGGTTCTGGATTGTTTACAGGAGGTTCCGGAGAATCGTCCTCATGTGCGTTTGGGTCTATGTCAGTTAGACCTTGTTTATCGCCGTCCTCAGGATTATTCACTGGCGGCACGTTCTTATTATTATCGTTTTCAACGATTGGATCATCGAATTCATTGATGTCATCAATATTCGTAATACCTTCGCCTTGCTCAGCATTAGAATAGACGTTACCGAGAATATCTTCAAATCCGCTCGGAATTGTATTCTTTTTCTTTGCCATATTATAATATGTAAGTTAATTTGTACAGTTTATTCTGTTATATTAGTGCGACCACTTTCGTGCATTTAAAGCAAAAGTAGCCATCTTCTTCTGTGCAGGAGTTCCATTCTTCTTAAACCAAGATGCTGAATGTCCTGTGCGTTTCTTTAGTGCAGTGAATTTACCACGATTAGCAGGTTTAATATATATGGGAGATTTACCGTTAGCATACTGAGGAACTCCGAACTCCGTGTGGTCTCCCATTGTATTTGTAGTACGTCCTGTTCCAAAACTGTCAACAAATATTTCTGGTAGCCATCCGCCGTAATAAGTACCAGGGCTAGCAGAAGAATCTACTCCGTAGTAATTATCCAAATAAATTCTATCGTAAAAGTCTATTGGTTTACCAATACCAAAAGACAAATCCCCATGCTTTCTGTTATCAAGTAATCCTAACTTTTTAATTATGCGATTGTTTTTTAATTTGGTTTCGGAAGAATATCTACTACTGAGAGGATTTAAATCCCATCTATCATAGTATGAAATATATTCTCCTTTATGCGGATCTATTCCTTTTCCTATAGTATGCTCCCCGTGATTGTAACCTCCTAAAGCAATAGATAATTTATTTTTTCCTATTGGAAGAGTACTACCTTCTCGTATTAATTTAGCTTTTGTAAGGGTATCTATAGGAACTCTATAATACTATATAGATTTTTCGTCCCCAATCTTAGGTCTATATGCAGATGGTTCTAGTTTATATTTACTTCTGCGTTTATCCTGCGGAATCTGTAAATATTCAGCCCAAACACCGTCTACATATGGATCTTTTACTGTAACAAATCTTTTATCGTGAGACCAATTATTTTTATTGTACAGTAGAGTGTTTATTGTCGCATCAATAGTATCATCTGTAAAACCCCAACTTGGATTTACTTGATTATATAATCTCAATCTAGCCTCTTCTTTAGATGTAGGAAAATTCCACGTTGGAACTGGGGGAATATATCCGGCTCCTCCTGTTGTAACAGGCGTGTTTCCATCTTCATATTCTGGAAGCTTACCGTTCTTAAACTTAGGAGTCATAATAGACTATTCCGTTACATTCTTTATGTTAGGTAGTCTTAAGTAAGACTGACTAGCATTATATTCTACTGGAGTATATGCAGGACTCTGCAGACTATTCCAAGAAGATATACTAGATGGTGCAGGATTATTTATAGGATAATCTGTACCATGATAATTAGACCAAGGTTTAAACTACAGTTCTTCGTTCTATTTAGTTAATTTTGGGACTGGTAATTTCCAATTGTCGTTAAGAACAGACATTATAAAAGGATCATTTCTAAGCAATTCTTGCTCCTCTATTCTTCTATTTCTTAAACCTCGATTAGCTTCATCGTTCCAACCAGCATTCACTTGTCTTATAGCTTCTTCATAATTACCGGAATTCCAAGCCTACATAAACTTTGTAGCTTTTTTAAAACCTGCGGGATAATTATAATAGTAAGCGCGCAACGCTGTTTTACCTCCTTCTCCAAGTTTATCCCAGTTCTTTAATCTACTCAGAAAGCGATCTCTGTTTACAAGCTCTTTATGAAGTATTTGCCTAGCTACATCTTTAGACATTGTATTCATCTTTATATAAGCAGGATCAGTGAATCCGTAACCAATAGTAGGAATTCCTTTTCCGTCAGGATAAACATGATCTTCAAAACCTTCGTGTTTATCTAGAAAATCTATAGTATGATTATAATCCTAGTAGTCGCTCTTTATAATCTTACCATTTTTATAAGGCATTTTGCCGTTCTTATAAGCTTTAAAGCGTTCTCTAAATTCAGTAGGATCTTTGCGCATAACCATCTATTCTATTGCTAAGTAGATTAGCAACGACGTTGGTCATGAAGTCATTCCCTTCGTCGTGCTAAACTAATCTTAGTATAAGTTTTAATAATTGATTGTTCTCTCTAGTAAGCTATAGAAGCTCTTGTTCTTCGGCGCGTGTCATTTCGAATTACGTATATCATTACATACTTTGTACACATCAATCGGCTTGTCTGTAAGAAGTATGTCTAATAATATTTCTTGTATAGGTGATTGTTTTCTGGCTCTGCCTCTAAGAAATTTATTAAACAATATATAATGATTATACAGCCAGCGTACAGCAGATATAAATGCAACGTTGAAATAATATTTTATTCGTTCCATAATTACTTCTCGCCTGAGACCTTATTTACCCTTGCCGTGGCTGCTTTAATCTTCTCACGCTCTAAAGCCGCATCGTCTTTAGCCTTCTACAGCTCCATCTCGTGCTTCATACGGTCACGCTCAAGATCAATCTTCTTGTCTTCTATCTCTTTCTTCTGACGAGATTCATAACGCTTAGTATACTCATCAGATGCAATCTTACGTTGCTGTGTAGCATCCTTAGCAATCTCGATTGGATCAGGTACGTTATTTTGGTTAGCGTCCTTCTCTTCTGTACCACGGTATGCACTAATCTCAGCAACTGCAATCTTAGTCTGGTTATCAGCATCAATCTTGTAACGCTCAAGCTCCATCTTAGCCTCTTCAAGCATAAGCTCTTGTTCACGCTGTTCGTTCTGCATCTGCTGCAGCTGAATAGCCTGTTGCTGTTCTGCTTGTTGAGCTTGCTGCTGCATTTGCTCTTGACGCTCCTGCATCTCCTTAAGTTTCTGCTTAATGATGTTGAAGTTGTCGTTTGTAAGTACCTCTGCAGCTTCTAATAGGCTAGCACCGTTTTGCATAGCTGGTTGAATGAGCTGTTGAAGCTTTTGTATATTTTCTAGGTCTTTAGAAGTATCACTTACAAATACATCCATATCTTCATAATAGAAGTCTTCCTGAATGTCGATGTAAGCACGCTCGCCGTTATCAAATATATAACTAAGCTTCTTCTTACCAGATTGCTCCCAAGCACCTTTAGCTGTATTGAGCAACATATTTAGTGCGTGGCGTTTACATTGATTGTGTACCCAGAATAAAGGCTCAGTGATATGCGAAGACTGCACAACAGAACGCTCTACATTGCCCACAAGTTCAGAAGAACTGATAGCTCCTTGACGCTGTTCTGTGATACCAGATATAGTGCCCGCAAGCTGTTCAATCTTATCCATAAGCTGAATATACTCAGCAATAACATTTGACATTGTCAAATCTACTGACGAGAATTGATTGAATGTTGCAGAACGACCTCCTTCTCGACCTTGAACACCTTCCTCGTATGGGTTAACAAAGTTAACACCTACAGAAGACAAATAGTGCATCCATCTCTCTGGAGTGATACCCATTGATTTAGGTATCTGAGTAATATCCATATTAATTACCTTACCTTTGTCTCTTGCGATTGCTAACTCCAGTCTGTACCAAAGTACAATGTACATATACTGTAAAGGTTTAAGGATACTAACAAGGGACCTAGGACGACTATTGGTATTAGAATAAACGCATCCACAATATGGAAGCTTTTGAGAATTTGGATTATCAATAGATACGTGTTGATATTCGATAGGTTGAATACCAAAATAAAGATCGGTTCCGGCACGATATCCTTCCCAAACTTCTATAATCCAATCTGGTTCAACGGAAATTTCCATTCCAGTCTTTTTATATGACTCGTCTTCTATTTCCACCTGTGCTTGTCCTGCTTCGTCGAAGTATGTTACATAGTATATCTTTTTAAACGACTTCCAGCAACAATGCCATACATTAATTGCATACCTTGATTTTTGATCCATATATGGATTGTCGTATATATGCATCTGTATGCCGCCGCCAAAATTGTCAACCGGGTCTTTCTCGCCCAAATCGTTGGCCGACTTTCCTGTAAGCATTTCTGTCAGTTTATTCAAATCTTTCTCTGACAGCTTTTTATAATATCTATCGTAAATCTCACTTACGGACATTCTCATTCTACGACAACACCAAGAACCATCTTCAATAAACTCAAGGTCCGGTGAATTATCATAAGAGAACATCATTGGATTTACTCTTTCTAGATATGGTTCGTCGTTTAGTACACCAACATAGTATACTTCAATACCAGAAATAAGTGCGTCTTTCCAACCTTTAATAAACTCATTATCCAGTATGAGTCTTTCTCTTAAATGTACGAGAGTGTGATATGCTGTATTTTCTACAGGGTCTTTATAATCCTTATTCATGTATTTAGCAATTGCTTCAGGCGGCATTATTTCGCCATTCTCCAATTGCTGTTGAAATTGAGCAGCTTCCTCTTCTCCCATTCTAGCTGTGATGGACGCCATTACATATTGTATTAACAGATCCTTCTCTTTATCCATTAACTCTGATGCGGCTTCTTGTGACGTTCTCACCACCCTGAAGTTCATAGGCCTCTTTGTCTCTTCACCTATAAGGAGGTCTACCTTAGGCCTTATTATATTGAAATCTTGAGGAGTAGCGGGAAATCCATCTTCAACTTTAAACGGATTTGTAATGCGCTTAAAATCTTTCTCATCAAATATAGAATTATAAAGGTTGTAGTAGGTCTATATCTCTCCGAAACGTGCCTTGGTCACACCACCAGACACCACGTTTCCCTCGCCTATAATAAAGTTCACACAATCGTGTTGCCACTGCTCATCTTTCTTTTTAAGTGGCAGTTTCTGTTGTGGAAACGTTAAGTTATATAAATTATCTTCTACTCTAACCATATGTTAAAAGCTAAATAAAGGTATATTATCTTTCTCGCCGTCATTATCAGCATCCCAGTATCGTTGACTAAATAACGGTAGTTCGAAGAGTTCAACCTGTTTATTTTGTTCTTTTGCAGCAGAAACCTTTACCTAATATAGTTCTTCCCTGTATAGCATAACCATACATAGAGCAATTAGTCGGTCAACGTTCTTTACGCCATCGTTCTCTATAAGCTCTTCTATTAGAGGTTCGCTGTATATTCTTTCTAGATTAAGGTGTCCTTCTTCATACTCTTCCATTAACCATTCGAGTATTAAACCTTCTCCGTACGCCCTAATCTGTTTCGTCATGTGACAGCCTTTTCTTCTTGATACTTTGCTGTCCTTAAATATTTCTGATATAACTTTATCAGGTTGATCTGCTAGAAGGTAATCGCAGTGTTTGTTAGTGAAGTATGGATATATACCCTTACGTTCATTCTCAAACAACAAACGTGCATTATAAAACATAAGAAGTTTGCGCACGTTTTCGTAGTATTCTTCTGCTGTATCTGGTCTACCTGAATATTCAGCTACAATTACATCATTCCACGCTTCTCCAGCTCTAACGCGTTTAAATATGAACGTCGATCCTAAGGAGTTAGTGAATGACTCATCATGATCATACGGGTCGCAACCGCCAATGTATAATCCCAATGGCGGGTCCGGGACCGGGTATTCCCAGATAACTACAGATCCTTCTGGTTTGTCATCTTTCTTTAAATGATAAGTAGTTATATCTCCTACCTTTTTTTCCACAGCTTCTACTGTACCATTAGCACCCCATTTTAAGTCTACTATATGTTTCATGTGCTATAGTTTTTTATTCGTTCTAATACGAGTCAATTGATCCATTAGAAGCTTTCTAGGAAATATATTTTTACCGAGCTCTAAGACGGCCTCTTGAGGTTTTATTGGTCTTTCTGAAATGAATCTATCGATAGACGTTTGTGATGCACCGCCATCCTTAACTTCATTACGTTTGGCAATGATATCATTCATGGCTTTCTCGACCATACTATTTCCATCACTGTCCATGAAGATTCTGTTACCATCATCATCAAAACCCTCCATATTCAAGTAGAACGGAGAGAAGTAACCACATCTTGTTTCCTCAGCGTTGTCGTCCCATATATTAGGAAAGCTCAATACATTATATGCCTCTGGACTATAAAACAATGTCTTTAGTCCGTCAAATTGTCCGCCTTCCGTACCACCAGTACCGAAAGCGATCATCAATCCGAATGCTGTACCGCTATCATCCTCCATAGAAGGCTGACTTACACGCCAAGCCGTTTCGAGGTTTGGGAATTTACCACTCTCCTCAAATAATACTAGCTTTCCACGAATACCGCGGACACGTTCCGGATCGTTCTTAAGCGTCATGCCAGTAATTGCAGATTTATATCCTTGTTCAGTTTCCCTACCAAGGTCATCTTTAACTTTAAATCCGGACACACGCTCCATACGAGTAGCTGTTAATCTTCGCTTAGCCCATTCTGTGTGTTTGTCAATAAAGTCCATGATTTCCCATGCTTTAGTCAACAAACCATCACCAATTAGGAATTTCTACTCTGATGCAATAGCGAAGTTTTTTGATTCTTTTACAAGGGCATAGTTTCTAACAAGCATTGATGAGCCTTTAAAACTAAATCCCTTTTTACGGGCCTTAAGAACAGCAAGGTGTTTACCTTGCTGCTCGGCCTCTTCTACAGCTTGAAAGAAATAGTAATCACCATCCCAGAAGTCTGGGAAATCTAATACACGATCTCTTCTAATTCTAACGTTGCCGAATCTATCTGTATATTGAACATCGACACGTTTAATAATTGGGCTGTAATTTAAGTAGAAATAATGGTAACCAGTAATAGAATCTCCATCATCAGCGACGTATCCGTTTATACAACGCTCAGCTTCCTGCTCCCAATATTTTATGTAATCTGTAGTACCTCGCGGGGCCAGCGTGTAACAATTATGTTCTTTAAAAAATAGCGCCGCCTAGCGGAATTTATCTGTATTTTTTAGTTTCTTATTAAAGTCTACCATATTCTATATAGTATCAATTAGTAGTAGTTCAGAATTGTCTATTATCCTGTAACAGGTATTCGTCGTTGTCACCCTCTGGTATAAATGTACTTACTGTTCCAGTAACATCACTTACATTTGGAGCAATAACAACACAGTTAATTGTTTTAGCACTATCTGATCTAAACATATATGCATTTTCGCCAGTTTCACTAAGTGTATATTCACTTATGCCATACAAAATGGTTGTATTAGGATTCTGGATTGTGGTAGAACGACTTTCTGTGGTAACATAATAGTTTGGTGATTGTCCATAGAACGGATCATATGAAATTGATGTATAGTTGTTCTGATAAACAAGTTCGCCGTTATTAAACGTTACTTGACGATATCTAGCTAACGTCATATAGTTATATTTATCGTTCCTTGTATCGTGCAATACTACGTCAAATGACTCATCATGTTCATACAAGTTTCCAACAGACCATGTAGCAGGATACTGACACTCAGAATCGTTATAATATGTAGTAACACCATCTACAACAGTATAATATTTTATTACCGGAGCAAGCGTTGCAAGTCCGTCATATGTAGTAGTTATGTGTGTGAAATTTGCACTATGTACTGGTGCTGGCGGATTAGTATTCTTAAACTTCAAGTTAGCAAAGTCAATAGTGATTATGCTATTTGCAGCAGAAGAATCTGGATTCTTGATATACAAGAACATACCATCTTTCAGTTGATTATCTTCATCGAATGGAGTAAACCACGCTCTGGTATCGTTTCCATAATTGAACGATATTGCCTTATCTGTCATTGTAATATTGAGCGCATTTGGATCACCTGCCAAAAATTGTTTAGCGGTAACATTACCAACAAAACTTGCATTACCACCACTAAGTACAGCTTTAACTTGTCCATCTACGTCGCTAAGCTTAAGTGTCCTAGCACTGATCATTTCACCAATTGCGTTGTTAAATGATGTCTGACCAACAAGATTAATCTTATCTGCGTTGATATTTACAGAACTACCAGCCTCGTTTACCTTAGCAACAACGCTTGCAGAATTGAAATCACTAGCTGCCATCAACCCAGAAGTTGCAGTACTAACCTTTGTGTCAATGGTGCTGTTTGTTTCAACCTTAGTAAACACATTTGCTTGATAACTAGAACCGCTCTTAGTAAGAATACCTGCAGTAGCAAGGTCATCTTTAACATCTGTTACAACACCGGCCTGCATATCGTTTAACTTTGCAGTAAGTGTGCCATATGCTTGATCTTGGTCTACATATGTAACAAGTGCTGTTAATGAAGTATTTGTATCTGCAAGATCACCTTTGACATCGTTAATATCGCTAGCAGCTGTATCCACTTTATTAACAAGCGTTGTACAAGCAGTACCATTATTTACATTTTGTTCAAATGTAGATATTGCACTATTTATTCTAGACGCAATAGACGTTGTAACCTCGGGACCACCATTAAGCGTCTCTACTTCAGTTTGTACTTGACCGATTGCATTACTATTGGCAGTATCTGCTGCCTCAAGTGCGGCTTTGGCTGTATTGAAATCTGTTTTTGCTAAGAACTTTGCTGTAAGATTATCATTAGACGCAATGTTCAATATAGACTGCTCTGTACCAGAAACGCGAACATCCAATCCAGCAATTGCAGTACTGTTGTTGTTAACATCGCCTTGCAAATCACTCAAATCACCATCAAGATCATTGATGCTTCCTTCTGCAGTAGTTACTCTGTTTTCCGCAGTAGTTACTCTGTTTATAAGAGTAGTACAAGCAGTACCGTTGTTTACATTTTGCTCAAACGTAGCCAATGAACTATTTACCTTAGCTGCAACCGAGTTAGTTACCTCTGGACCGCCATTGAGAACATTTACCTGTGTCTGCACTTGACCAATAGCATTACTATTAGCTGTGTCCGCAGCCTCTAATGTTGCTTTAGCTGTATTAAAGTCGGTCTTAGCTAAGAATTTAGCAGTAAGGCTTGAGTTAGAGGCAATACCTTGAATATCAGATTCGGTCTTACCAACGCGAACATCCAATGCACCAATGTTACCGTCAAGTCTAGATATCATAGTGCTGTTTGCATAATCACCAGTAGTACTATTTAAAATGCCACTAATGGCATTATCAACAGCAGATGTCATATTGCTTGTAGCTCTATACTTGCCAGTAGGTTGTCCTTGCGCATCTTTAATCTCTTCTACAAGAGCGTCGATGTTTGAAATAGCAGACGTATCTCCTGTTTTTGAAGCAGCAACAAGTTGTGCATATGTGAGCTCTGGGTTAGTACCAGTTTTTAATCCTGAATATAACCATCTTAACACACTCTCCGAATCGGCTTCTTTTTGTGCATATGTGTTGTTTAGTTCGGTTATTGCAGTACCTCTATCTGTAACCTCTTGGTTAATTGCTGATTGAAGAGTTGTTACATTACCATCAAGTTTATTTTCAACTCTGTTTACTTCAGAAGATACACCACTGACAGATTGGCGCAATTGGCTCCACTTTGTGTCTATCGAACTACCCTCTCCGTAATCCCATAGACCAACAGTCTGCATATACGCCTTTACATTTTCATTCCAACCATTGTTGTATGTAACCTCACCGCGATCAAGTCTACCTTGAATATTGCTTGCAGTAGTTTCGAGGTCGCTGGCAACACCTTGAATGTCTGTGTCAAGTGACTGAAGCTCTGCAGTAAGATTAGCCACTTCCGATGTTATTCTGTTGTTTACAGTAGTAACAGTAGACTTGGTATTCTCTAAATCAGAACTTAATCTTGCATCTTCAGCGACAAGCTCCTGTTTTGTTGTATTGAGGTATTGACGCGTTTCAAGCAAAGAATCCTCCAGTTCTTGTGAACGATGTTCTGCAGTTTCCTCTGCCAATCTTATAGACTCCTCAAGCGTTTCACGTAATGGCCCGGTTATGTCAGTTATAGCTTCCAAAACTTCTTGTGCATTTTGTCCACTATATCTAACACCGTCTCTCCACAGGGCTTTTGTGTCTTTAGTAAAGCATATGGTATGAGGTTTTACTGAACCATTCACCAGGTTGTCTTTATATTCCTGCTCAGTATCAGTAAAATAAAATATTGTATTTATCATAATTGTACGGTATGTAATTACGTACTTGTACCTCAACCGATTATAAAGTCAATAGCTGTTGTTTTGTCAATAGACCAATCGTTGCTTGACATTAACTTGCCAAAAGCGTCCTCTGAAATAGTTTCAACATCAAGACTCACTTCAACGTTAGCAAACTCGTTAATGGCGTCCGATACAAGTTTATTATACTTTTTAAAGACTTCTAAGAAAGTCTCATATTCACTGTTTGTCATAGGCAGGTCCTCTTTTCCCTCCGCCTTACAACGTTCGTACTCCTGTGCTTTATTTAAGTTCTCGTTGAAGTTCTCTATATCAGATGCAAATTTCTCTTGTGCATCTTTAACATCTTCCTGAAACTTTGTTGCGATCGGCTTTAAAGCACGTACTATTTTCCATAACTTAATCTTGTCAGCATCTTCAAGTTTGCTGTACTTTGCACCATTGAGAACGTTATATGCCTCAAGTGCATTCTTTGTTTTAATTGTAATCATATATGTGATCTGATATATTATTCTGTATAACAAAGTCTATAAGCTTCGTATACACTACCATCGTATGTTAACATGTATGTGTCAGTATCTCCAGCAGAAAAAGCGACACCTGTTGTTCTATCAGCTGTATTACCTGATCTAACGTGCGGATATTGACTTGTTGCAGAGGTTCCTCTATATCCATACATAGTAAATGCTGATCCGCTTGTGTGACATGCAAGACGGATGATATATGCAAATTTTTGACTACCACTTGTTCCTGTGTAACTTTGACTTTGGCTAAGTGATGGTAAATTTATATACCCATTGGTAGTTGACATTTTAACCAATACATTTACCCCATACTGAGGATATATGTCTGCATTGGACGTTAAATAGTTCATCTTACCGGTATCAGGTATTGTTGGCTTATCTGTTATTTCGCTCCAGCTGTAACTCGGTTTAGATGAAGCTTTAGCCCAGCTATATACGTCGCTAGCCGGCATACTCGAAGGTCTTCCACTGACGTTACTCCAATCAACGGAACCGGCACTATCTGCATGGCTAACGTATTGAGATGTTATGTTACCACTATGGATTACTACATTTCCGTTCCAGACTAAATCTGTTGAACCCCTAGTACCAAGATAGCCGTACTCTGATCCATGGTCTCTAAAAGAAATTAAAGACCAATATGTTTCGCTATCGGTGTTGTCCAATATAATTTTATTATCATTTCCAGAGGTTACGGTTAATGCACTTTGGGACATTATATCTCCCGTTGCGTAGATGTCGCCTACTACATGTAGCTTGTAGGATGGACTTGTAGTACCTATACCAACGTTACTTTCGAAATAGTTTGTAGAACCCAGCATAACAGAAAGGTAACCATCTCGTTCTGCTGTACTTCCACCATAATAGAAACGCCAATCGTTACCATATTCGTGCCAAGTAACGTAATCTTTTCCATTATAACCAAGATATAGTACGTGGTTGGTATCAGAGCCAGCGCAATAGATTGTATAAAGATGATTAATCGCGTGACCGCCATTAAAAGTTATATTTCCCCATAAGCTGCCACCGCTATTAGACAAATAAGGCAAATTGTCGTAATGATACCCATCCACAGTATCCGCATTACCTGCGCTTGTAGCATAAGAAACCGATTGTGAACCTATATTGTTACTATCGATTAATCTAGTCCACGGCCGTTTATCGTCATCCCATCCAGTTCTATACGCAATTCCATAATTACCAGCAGATGAATGATGATTAGACCAGAATTCTAATCTATGGTCAGCTCCAGCAAAAGTAATTACACTACCAAATGTATAAGAACCAGAAGAGGTTAATCCATCAGGTAGAGCATTCTCATATTGTTTAATACCTATCTGAGACCACAGTGTACCTTCTCCGTCAGCTACTGTAGCTCCTCTGTATCTAAGAAAATAATATTCACGATAACCATTAACTGTGTCAGCATTACCTGCGCTATTTGCGTAGCTAACAGATTGAGAGCCGATATTACTTGAGTTAATCATATAAACCCAAGAACCAAATGAGTCACTATTATTTGCACTGCGAATCCATAGCAAATTCTGATTGGTATCTAAAGCAAGTTGTGTATAATAGTTGCCAACGTGTGTGTGCACATTAATGATACCAAGTCCATTATGTGCACCACTTGGTGGTGTACCACCTGCCCACTAGCCAGAATCAGCTTGTGTTAGCAAATATGCTGCATATGCGAATGTGTCTATATTCGGGTTTGTTGTGGCATCATGATAATAACGTACAAGGTCTGTTGCGTGTAAATTATCTACAGTATCTGAGTTACCTGCACTTATTTTAAACCAAGAAGACCAAGAACCACTTTGATAATACCTCTTGTATATGCAGTCTTCCGAACTATCTGGAATTTGTAACTGGAAAGGTGTTCCGACATTTGTAACGTATATCAATGTGGAATGATTGGTATGGGCAGCATTTTCTATGTTGTTTTGAACGTCATGCCAACCTTGTGCGGCACTATTTGCGTCAAGTGATGTTTCGGTGTAGTGGCGCAAAAAGTCTGTGGCATACAAACCCCCAACAGTTGACGAATTGCCAGCAGAAGACGCATAATCACAAGAACCGCTACTTGTTATATACCCAGCATCATTTGTTAATTGTGATGTTTTAAGTCTGTCAACAGATGCCCATTTCGTTCTACCACCATCAGCGAACGCGTCAATAACAAGAAAATACGCTATTGTTTCTCTTTCAGGTAATGCACCACTATCGTTCCAACTAATACCGCCACTCATCGTGCCGCCACTCAAAGGAAGATAATACCCAAGTTCTCCAATAGTAGCCAATCTGCCACTATATAATGCAGAACCATTATTATCATAACATCTGTAATTAGGTCCCATTCCTGATGTGTATTCATCATCCGTCCAAATTCTTGCTTTTTCACTTCCATTTCCATACTGGAAAACCAAGTCACCTGAATCGTTAGAACTGCTACTATAGGTTGCTAAAATAATGTCTGGACCGTTTATGGTTAACTGACCAGTCATAGTACCACCGCTAAGTGGCAGGTAGTTACCTAATGAACTTGCCGAAGCATATCCGGCATTAGCGTGATTACCCCAGCCGTAGGCCGTGTTACCATGGCTAATATAATCTTGATATGTGGAATTAATACCAAATGTTGTACCAGATAATGATATACCAGTTCCAGCTGAATATGTAGTATCTGACCAAGGTACATTAACATATGCGTTACTATTTGAATCAAGTGATACCTTATAATTTCTGGCGTCTGTCGTGTATCCAGTCTTAATACCACCAAGCGTATTGGATGCTGCAGCAGGAAGACTGTATATTGTATCTGTTAATTTATACCCAGCCCCAGTTAGAGCCGAAGCTATTTGTGAAACGGTAACTTCTCCTGTTTGGCCTACAACAGATGTTACAGGAAATGATACGCTTGGTGTAATATCGACATTGAACGTGTTTGTTCCATCACTTACACTAAATTTATTTGTACCACCTATAAACTGTAAGTAGTTCCCCGTGCTTTCCTTTGTGTTAATACGTTTGTTTGCCGTATCAGATACCTGTAATCTTGCAGTATTTGTATTAGGATTAGAAGGCATCGTAACGTGAATATCAACATCACCTGCAGTTGCTATAGTACTTCTTGTACCCCAATCAAGTGTGGCGTCTTTATCAACAAACGAATATTGTGAGTTTGGAGGTGTGGCCCACGTACCATCTTCTCTAAGATATTTGACAGTCCCGCTACCTGTTCCGAGTGCACTTTTAACCTCTGCTGTTGTTGGTGCTCTATGCACCTGTGCACCACTCTCGATACCAGACAATTTATCGGCCAATGCTTTACCTTTGTCTCCAGCGTATGCAGTAGAAGATGTTTCTCCGAGTGCCAAACTGGGGCTTATCTCAACATAATCAGAACCACCCCATCTCCATGTAATGTTCGTAGATTTGTCTACGTATATCTTTCCGGTTTCTCCGGTTTGTGGAAACGACGACCTATCTGCGTATTCTAATACGTCATCAACATAAGAAGGTAACTGCGATGCTGGAACCTTGCCATTATCATCAAGAGTAGCAACTCCAAAAGCAGCACCCATCTCTGTGCGTTTTACCTGAGCGTCGTTTGTTACATTATCTAAACCCACTGTACTTTTTGTAATAGTGGGTGTATATACGGTATCTTTAGTACCACCATTAACACCAACTTGCAAAGAGTTACCACTTTGCGAGAACTGATATGTGGTATCTATATCGGTTGGTAATTGTGACGGCGAAACCTTGCCATCTGAACCCAACGTAGCGATACCGTTTACTTGGCCAAGAGAATCCCGGATTTCCTTATCTTTAACATGATAAGTTTCTCCATTAGAAATTACTTTTGAAATATATTTTCTATCGCTCATAGTATTACTTTACAATTATTAAGTTTTCCTCAAGGCCATCATACACAAAACGATTTGCAATAGAGAAAGCATCTAGTTCACTCAGTATGTGCTGAATGTCTCCGTCTATTCTTTGCGTATCGCTATCGTGCTTCTATTCTAGTTGATCTATTTTTTCGTTTACTTCCTCAAAAGCTTCATCTGTATCTTCTTGGTTATTGCGAATTTTGTCTTGCAGAAAAGCAATATCCTTGTTTATTTTTTCTATAAACTTAGCTATTACAGTATTCAGCTTTGCCTTGTCGTACGAATCTTGAATTAAATTTAGAGTAGCGTTAGCGTCTAAAATATCCCCTTCCTTAAACATAGGCTTTCCTTGATAGGAGCCTATCAGTACGCCAGAATGAATGTCTTTTCTTGATTCTGTTCCATATGTAGCAAGATCAACGAGAGAATGTTTTTCTTTTATTTGCGGTTTATACATATGCTTAAATCTTTAATGATTAAGATACTGTTACAGAAATAGTATCACCCGTAAATGTCTGTGCAGCAGCTGTACCAACACCCATGTCTGTAACCGCGCTACTTGTAGCTAATGTTGCAACAGAACCTGCGTTAAATGTATCTGCTTCTTTTGATGGCAGTTGACCTGCATCAAATGTGTCTACTTCTTTAGACGGTAATTGTCCAGCATTCCACGTGTCTGCATTTTTAGATGGAAGTGTGCCAGCGGCAAATGTATCAGCATCCTTGGATGGAAGTATACCGGCATCAAACACATCTGCTTCCTTACTTGGTAGCGTACCAGCACGAAATTGATCTGGATCTTTAGACCCGCCATAAAACTTTGTTACGTCCACAACAGTTGGGCGTCCGCCATCAAAAGTATCTGTTCCATATGCAGCAGGTGTGAATGTACCTTGTTCTGTTACAGCCTGACCAGTGTTGGCAGATGCGATAATCATTGCCTCCTGAGTATCATCAACAGATACTGTAACACCTTCTGTAGTAAACGCGCCTTTTGTCGCGCTACCTAAAGAACCACCGTTAAATCCACTATGGTTATATGTTGCAGCTACACCAGCTGTATAAAATCCATTTTGAATTTCAGCTGGGCTAAACTGACCTTCTGAGAATGATGGGAGAGACCCAGCACTAAATGCGCCTTCTGTAAAAGATGGTAATTGGCCAGCGTCAAAGCCTCCTTCTGTAAATGAAGGCAACTGTCCAGGATTAAATTGTCCCTCTACAAACGAAGGTAACTGACCGGGATCAAATGTACCCTCTGTAAATTGAGGCAGTTGTCCTGCATCAAATTGACCTTCTGTAAACGAAGGGGCAACTCCGTCATCATTGTACCCAGTGACAAAATCGCCGTTTGTAGTTCCTTGAAATGTTACTGCAGATGGGGCATTGGAACCAGAAGATATAGTACTACCTGTTGCTGTATCTTTAAAAGCTAAAGCCTTTAACGAACCAGTAGAACCATACTCTTGCCACTTTGTTCCGCTAAACACAAACTCTTTATCAGAATTACCTTCTCCGCCACTGCCTAAGATAGCAGTAACGTCTCCGGGTATGGCAGTAACACTCTGACCATCGATTATAATAGGGTTTGTAGTGTCTCCGTCCGTCAAAGCGGTTTCCGTATAACCAATCCAATGCATAGCACCTGTAATTGACTATTTAATGTACTCAATGTCCGACCACGCTTTAGCATCCTTTACCAAATACTGATTGTTGCCGACAGTAAGCTTGGATATATAATTCATTGTATCGTCAAATTAAATAAATGTTATACATGTTGTAGAGTACAAATGCTTTGGCGAATGTATATGTTTACATTTCGTAGAGACCAATGACACCTCCACCTTTAACTCTACCGGTCTCAAGTTGTTCAGCTTTTGCTTGTTTCATCGCTGTATCAAGAGACTTTACTATATTGCCCACATCTTTAAGTATTCGTGTTACTTTAATTGCTGTGTCAATATCCATATTACCCTGTGAATAATCATTAAGGGCAGCTATTAGCCCCTCTGCTGCCATTTGTGAAGCGCTCAATAAACGTGTTCCCGGAGTTTCTTGAAACTCTATAAACCGCTGAGCTAATTCTTTTACTTCTGCAGTAGGTACATATTTTTCATCAGCAAATACATCTTTAGCTACAATAGAAGGTCTCTTGTCAATTGGATATGCCTCATACGGGGTATTCCATCTGTATAGCCATACAATGTATTCTATCTCCTTCAACGCCAAGGACTTGTCTTCCGCATTATTGTAATGATCCTTAAATGGAGGAATTGCCAAGTCCTCAGTGCTGAGAGATATTTTATTACCTTTTATATCGAACATGTTATATTAGTTAATATACGATCTGAGTATTTTTTCTAGCATCATATACATTCTATGTACAAGATGTCCAATAAGGTACGCCGCAGTTTCAGTATCTTCCGCTATACCATAATATTCACATATATGAGACTGTACGTGTTTAGCCTCGTGTATAGCAGTATTGACAAATTGACCAATAGAAGTAGCTTCCCCGATACACACAACACTCATTTTATAGTCTGTGTTTGAGAATGTAAAGCCAGTGTTCTTACGTTTAAGCACCTTCATACATTTCTTTAAATCACGCTTAGAACAATCAAGTTGTTCTAGTGAATCTGTTACTTCTGCCAAGTCATGTCTCCCGACATTATAGTATACTAAAACATTCCAATCTCGATCCCCAATTTGTATATATTGTGCTATCATACAAATTCAGACCAATCTATCATGATGTGCATACCCTTGATATCTGACAACCATCTGTTAAAAGGCTGTCCATCATATCCGTCAGGATCGTCAATTGTATCCTTGACGTACATACAAAGATTGTAATCGTTATCAGGCACAGAACTACCTAAATAGTCAGCTTTACACATATTAGCAACATATACTGCATCATAAAGCTTATCATATTCAAGTTTAATGTTCTGCGTATTTAGTTTTTCTTCTAGTTCTTGTTTGGTTATCGGGGTTATAAAACCGTCTTCGTCTTCCATCATAGATACTGCGAAGTCACATAATTCTTTTGTGAAGTGGGGACCGTACAATCTTTGATATTTTCTAAAGTATTTAGTTGTTTCCATCCGCCCTATTTCTTAGTAGTAATGTTTCTAATCGTTCAAGAGCTGAGTGTATTCCATCAACCTGTTGGGTCAAACTTTCTATAGCAGTGTCTCTTTCTTCCTCTTTAGCATATACTGGGTTTAGCACCTTGAGTATTTCTTTAAGAGCAGAAACCTCTTCTTTCATAGCTGGTACATTATTTATAATATCTTCTTTGTCTTTTACTAAAGCATCTACTTCAGATATCATAGCCTCTTTATTTTCACTAAGAGTATAATTACCATATGTGTGTATAGATAAGTCTGCGGGTACACAGAACTCTTTCTTCTCATCGTCTACGCGAACCGTAATATCTACCACGCGCTGCATATTAGTACCAAGACTAACAGCTGGGTTATAAGTAGGATACATGGGACGCGGTAATGTTACGTTATCTACGTAACCAATTTTAACTTCGGGTTTATCTGTTCTATCAAGTATATAAATACTTGCACCCTTTCTCAATGTTGAAAACATATCAGTTAAATTTAATGTACATGCCCAGAGGCCGAAGCCCCCGGGTGTACAATATTATTTACGCAAATTGTCCCATACGGTTACGACGCATACGCATACTACGCATACGGCTACTACGTCTCATTCCTGAGCGCATATAGTCGTCCTCATGTGCATGGTCCTCATCGTATTCACGATAACCTCTACGACCTCTGAACTCCATCTCTGGCTCTTCAGACTCGTAGTCTTCATGTTCTTCTTTTGATGCTTCATAGCAATCGTACATTGCATCCTCCAACTCACAGAGAGTCAGCTTAGTCTTCTTAGCACTATGCTTAGCCTCTTCAAGTAAGTTGAACGCTGTATCATATGCTGCATCACGCATTTCAATAACTACCATATTTATATACTGTTAAAATGTTAATATTAAGCTGCTACCGCAGAAGTTATCTGCAGTATGCCGTTAAAGCGATCATTAAAGACCGTTATAATACCTGTGCCTGTTAAGTCGGCAGCGGTTACTGGGGTTCCATTAAAGAAAGTAAGCGGTCTAGCAGTACCATTCAAAGTAAGGGTTATAGGCAGTGTGCCTGTAGTACCCTCAGGAATAGCATCCTAGATACGAACTGTAATATAACCCACAGGTTGAATACGGCGGAAACCTAAAGCAAAATCTACCGCTGTATCTGTTACAGTTACGTTGGTTGTGCTTAAATATGGAACTCCATTTACATTTGTAGTTACATTAAAGCACCCCATAATACTTACTATTAAAATGAAACGTTATTACCCCAACCGTTAAAGCCACCGTAGAAGTTACCAATATATGGTGTTGTGTTAACTGCGGTCAGCTGAGGCCACTGTACAGGTACTGTATTTGGCTGTGAAGCCTTAATGGCTGCGAGCTCAGTAGCAACAGTGTTAAATTTCTCGTTTATAAAAGCAGTTTGAGCAGCGTTGTTAGCGTTAGAACGTAACAGAGCGTTATCGGCAGTAAGACTATTGATTTTGTCCTGAAGCTCTCTTTTCTCGAGATCACAGAACTTATCATTAATCATTACACTTTGACTCTGAATTGCATCTACGATGTCGCGGGTATTACGCTCAGCTTGTGTACTGAGGGTATTTGTTTGCTGACACATTGCAAGCTGGTCGGCAGCTTGATTAGCTGCCATCTGCGACTGCAGTGTGTTAGTCTGATTAGCAATAGCTAATCTGTTCTCACAGCAGCACTGACAGATCTGGCTTGCGATAGAAGCATTTCCACTCTGTATGGCGTTCTGGATTTGCAATCCGCTCATGCCTACCTGAGTACCTACGGAAGTAATAGCATTGTTCAAAGTAAAGATACCATTCTGTACTGTGCTAATCTCTGTATTCAGAAGACTAGCTAAGTCACGAATAGCATTACCGTTACCTTGGATAGCGTTCATCAACAGCTCACGACCAGAGTCGTTGGCAATCTGATTAGAGAGGAATCCGTTGTTACCGTTTCCACCCCAGTTACCATTGCCGCCCCAGCCCCAAATCAGCCAGAGGAACAAAATCCAAATCCAGTTATTACCACCAAAACCACCATTGTTATTCATAGCCAACAGCAGGTTTGGATCAATGCCACTATTCCCCATCTCAGGGAACATCATGATCTTAGAACTTTCCATAATAGTTTAAAATGTTTAGTTAGTTAAAATTAGTTAGTATATACCACGAAAGGGGGCCTTTATAGGTCCCCGATCGTTGTACTTGTAAAATATGTGAGGTTTTGCCATCCGATGTACGCCACCTCTGCGACTTTTATTACGTAATTATTATGCCGCCTCAAGGCTGTTTTGTGCCTCGCCGCTGCCTGCGTTTGCGGGCTCAGAGTTCATTGGCTCGCCTTCTGTTTCCGGAAGACTCTGAGTAGCCGTTGGTGCGCTTATCTCTCCATCTTGAGTAGAACCATAACCGTTAGCTCCACGATCACTGTCACTCAATGTGTCTGACTCTTCAAACTGTACGTCTGGAACAGGAAGAATAAGAAGCTGTGCAAATCTTTCGCCTGTATTATACAAAGCTGGAACAGCGTCTATAGTATTACGAAACTTAGCCATAATTTCTCCACGATAACCAGAATCAATAACACCCATACAGTTAGTAAGAGATACTGTCTTGTTTGATATAGAAGACCTAGGTACCAATGCCCCAAAATATCCGTATGGAATTTCTACGGCAATATCGGTATGATATACAAGTATTACTTGTCCGGCCTCATTCAGTTCCGAAGTAATCTTTGTACATGTTAAGTCGAATCCAGCATCTGTATTATGAGCTTTAATAGGTGCGACCGCTTTGTCTGAAAGTTTCTTATATCTGATAGTCATGTTTTAATTCTTATATGAATATTGGTACCCCCGCGACCCCACCTAGGCCGAATTAGAGGGCTAGAATCTCTCGTGTTTAAGGTATTTACACTACGGGGACAGGTCCTATGCGGGGTAACGCTCCCCGCCGTGTGTCTAACCATAGGACTCAAACTAACATTTTAACTTTATGTTGTGTAGGTTCAGACGGCCATCTGAATCTCAGCCCCCTACACTGGCTGTATTGGCCCAGCGTTTTTAAGTGTCGCCGGGGTCACTCACTGATTTAATTTTTAGTATTCAAAATGAGAGGCAGTTTTCAGCACTGCCGAGCTGTTATCACTTCTTTACGAAAGGCTTCTTGATCCAATTCCAAACCCTCTTGTACCAAGGTGTTTGTTTCTTACACTTATCGCACAATCCGCAGAATGTCGTACCAATGACAATAGCGTCACTAAGTATTGAAAGTGTGTAATCGATTGAATAATTAATAGCACTCATCAACTCGTTTTCTGTGATGGGGAGCCCTGCGCGAACCTTGCCAATAGTAAACTCGAATACCACATCACGCGCGTCATTAACGTTTGTAAGGTCTACTATGAACATTGGCTTCTTGTTAGTTCTGTTTTTCTTATTAGATGTCTTCATAACTTTGTATATTTATCTGATTATCAACAACTAGGGTTACAAGTTGCCTCACACATAGCATCGCAAATGGCATTCCTTTCAGCCCACTCTTCCTTCTCTTTCTGCTCAATCGCACGGCGATTCTTAATATTAGCAGCCCACTCCTTACTCTTTATAGTAGCGAGAAGCTTCTTATTATATCGATTAGTATAGAATACCAGAAGAATGTCTCCCTTCTTAGCATCGATCTCCTCTTTAAAAGGTTCACCGTCGTTTGTACCGTTGTACACTACATGCATTGGCTCTTCAATGTAATAGATGCTACGGATACTATAGCGATCCTGGTCTTCGAGGTGCTGAGCTGTATTCTCCTCTGGATCGACTGCGATATTAGCAGAACTGTTTGTTAAATATAAAGTCTTCATTTTGTGTATTGTCTTGTTTTGTTTTCTTTAAACCGCCGTTTCAATTTAAACTTAAACAACCCGTTAAACATGATGTCTCTATAATCATTTTCGGATTTCATAGCATCAACCGTACATTGAAAAGTATGTCTACATACAGTCTTTACTATATCATAATCTAAGTTTAATCTATTAGAGATTTCTTTAGATATCTTGTCAATGTCAATCACGATTCAATAGCAATAACGTCATATTGACGAATAAGCTTGCTGTCTTTGAGTAAATCAAAGGTTGAACCAGCAGCATCTCTAAAAACAATGATGTCACCGATCTTGATTTCGTGTTCAGTACCGACAACGTCAGATGTCTCATAATACAGTGGTCGTTTCAAGACAACACCTCTGCGATAATCAGAATCAACTTCTTTTACCTCTGTCTCAACCACATCATAGTCAATAGCCTCGATACCAGTTGCATCTTTATTAGGCTTGCTATTTGAAACAGGTTTGCTAAAAGTCTTTTTTACTTTGATCGGGTCCAGCGGCTTTACAAGGAAGTAATCAAGAAAATTGTATTTAATTTTGCTAGATAAGTCTTCCGCAAGCTGCGACTGATCAATAACATTATCTTCTCCCATATTGTTACTTTTTAAGTCCGTATAAATATCCGAGCAATTTTAACATGTTCTTCAAAACAGTGATTCGCTCAATCTTAACGCACTCTGGCATTGTTGCCATGTCCTCGTCAATGGTTTTAAGCTCGTTTGTGTATTTAACAGTAAGTCTATTGATTTCGTCAAATACGTTTACAAACGTAGAGCTTGTTTCGTCCTCACATACTTCCTCAAGATATCCTTGCTTGATAAGATCACTAGCATATTCAGCGCTTATCGAGAAGTCCGAGTTGTACGATGAGCTAATCTCTGAGTTTGCGTCATCTGACTTATGGAACTCTTCATTGTGAATAGAAATATACATGTTTTTTGTAGCGTCCCAGTTAAATGTATCACCGGTCTCCATAACAAAAAATGGGCTAATTACACGTAAAATCTTTGTCATTTGTATTTTCGATTTTTGTTAATTACGACAGCATAACGTAAATTTTTACATTTACGGTTGCAATTTAATAAAAATTTTTTCAAAATGCAACTTTTTCGCTTCATACAACGTTATGTTGTTGTATTAACCTGGGGGAAGAAGGGGGACTATAGGGGGTTAATAGGGGCATTCCTATTAAATATAACTACTTGCTATAAATAATATATATACTGGCCCTTTATCTTCTTTGCTACTTTCTTCTCTTTCCCCAGTAACTTATAAACAGAACATGAACAAAAAAGCAAGAATAGACACATACAGCACTCAATATGATATTGACTTCGTAGTAGCCGATTCAAAAGTAACGCTTAATGATTTACGAGAGTTATACTGTTACGATGACAATACTGAGCTAGACGACACATGGAATGATTGTTCCGCATGTACTGGAACTGTAAAGCGCAAAGAAGACGGAGCTACGGTGTTATTGGTGCATTATACTAAACCTTCAAATTTTGTTTCTTCTGGAGATGATTTGTTGGATCTGATTGACATTTGTGCTCATGAGGCCACACATGTCGCAATAGACATCTACAACATAGTGAGCGCAGAGATAGATACTAAAAATCAGGAAACATTTGCTTATTTTGTTGCATATATTGCAGAACGAATCGCTAAAACATTGTTAAACAAATGACACATATCGAGTTGAACGCAGTTTTGTATTATGCAGATTTTTTAAGTATGAAACATAAATGTCACCCTGTAACAGACAATTGTAAGTATTTCTTCATTCACGGTTGCCCTATTAACAGTGCATTTATAGTGGACATGGAACCAGAGTATGACGTAAACAACCAGTACTTCATACAATCTATGAAGGAATTTCAGTTGTTACGAGATAAATATGACGATGAGGCAGCCATGAGTTTTATTGATGATATTTGTGCCATAAAGTCCTGCGGCTCAGTAAATGCAGAGCAAATGCTAAAATGTATACACCAATTTAGCAGTAAGTAGGAACGAAAGGCCGCGTTTAATGAATATAACAACTGGCGAAAACAGCAGACATATTGTCATATAACTGTAAATGAAAATGGAGACCCCCAAGAATCAGAATGCAGCATCTACGTCAAACATGCTGAAACGGCTCTTAGAAGACGAGGCCTACTTAAAAGCCCTGGAAATTATTGAACGGGCAGAAAGAAATGCTTATAAAAACGGATGTTATGGAAACGATGACGAATGAAATTGATCCCTGCGACTGGGATGATATAAACCCAAGTAAAGACGATGAGTAAATTTAGTAATTTATACGATATTGACGGTAATATTATCAACAAAGCCCCTCAACACAATTTCACTATAGAAGAAACAGAGAAACTGGTTGATGATCTGACAAAGAAAGTACAGGAAAATCCTGATAACGAGGTGTATAAAGTATACTTAAATAACGCCCAAAAGTGGCTGTTTAAGCTTTATAACGACATGGATCGGGAGAGTCTATTGAAGCGATTAACTGTTTTTAACGATAGCATTCAGAAGGCTAAGGATGATGCCACAGAAGCAGAACAAGTCGAAATCGATGAAATTTCTAAGGCTGTTGAAGAGCTAAAGGAGGCATACGATAAAGAAGAACCTACTGTTATGGACGAGTACGTAGAACCAATAGAGGAGACTGCAGCATGAGCGAAGGCGTATTAGCAGTAGGAATAGTAATTGTTGTAGGACTGCTGTGTGTATTTGGATTTATAAATAAACAGGATTGATATGAGAGACATAAAGAGAATATTCGTACACTGCACAGCTGGCAGTCAAAAACAGACAAAAAATGACTTACTCAGAGAATTTAAAGCTAGAGGATGGAGCGCTCCAGGCTATCACTACGTAGTCTTTCCAGATGGAAAATTAGAACAGTTATTAGCCGAAGACAAAGTTAGTAACGGAGTACAAGGATATAACTCTACTTCAATTAATATAGCGTACGTTGGAGGAATTGATGGAAGAGGCAGGGCCGTAGACAATAGGACTGATGACCAAAAGCGTGTACTCAGAGATTTGTTAGGGAGTCTTAAAAAGCGTTACCCAAACGCCCACATAATGGGTCACAGAGATATTTGGGGTAAGAATTCTAAGAATTGGAAGAAGCAATGCCCATGCTTTGATGCTGAAGCAGAGTATGCTAATGTAGGTAAAGAAGAGCCGGCACCAATAGTAATGCCCCTCTTCGCGCAGCCAGAAGAGCCTAAACAAAGCCTTTGGAGTAAGATTAAATCATATTTCCCATGGAACCAGAACAAGTAATAGGGGCTATATTTAGTGCGCTTGCCGTACTTGCGTTTGTAGTAGTATTCATAAAAATATCTAATATACTAAAAGATGAGTGAAGAAATGGTACAAATATCTCTGGATAGACTTGAGTATTTGATTCGACAGAGCGAACGATATGATGTTGAGCGAAAAACGATGAAGGATGCTGCAAAGAGGGAGGCTCAACATGAAGTAGAAGACGATATGAAACGTTTAGAGGCAGAAAATGACCGCCTTTCTACTGAATTGAAACATTCCCGCATGGAGGCAGAACATTATTATAAGTTGTATTCCGTATTAAAAGACGCATACGAAGGAATACATACAAAAACCAGTTGGTGGAAGAGACTTTTTAGATAATATGGATGAACAAAGCCTAAAATACTTCGTATTTGCAAGTATAATATCTGCAGATAATGATGAGTTTACTGAGGAAGTAAAACAAGAGATACTCAGTAGATATAACCCCGATGAGAAGTGGGAGGATCATGATTGGGAGTACATACTAGAACCTATAGGAGACAAAGTGAAAATAGATAGACTAGTCAGCGTACTAGAAAGTCGCGCCAAGCTTGATCCGCATGACGACCCGGTAGTAGCTACTAGAAACGACGGCACAAATGTTAGAGCTAGTGAATTATGATAAACGATATTAATGCTGAATTAGGGGCCATTAAAGTTCGGCAAGAATACTTAGAATGGCGCGAAGCAATAGAAATGCAGAAGATATATTTTTACTACAAAGATATAGTCGGATATGAAGGAATGCAACAATTGGAAAAATGCTTTGCATATCGGCAACGGCATACTGGACCAAATAAAATCACCGGAGCCTGTAACCCTTAAAGTAGAAGATTTATACAGATTCTATCCTTCGGAATATTGGTCATTATTAGATGAACTATTCGAAGATAGACCTGACCTGCAAGATAGAATAAAGAGATATAAACACACAAAACGTCATGAAAATAAGGGTAAACAATGACTACAAATGCTTCATGATAACGCCAAATATTAACTATTGGTATAATGAAGATAGACACATCTTTATAGGATGGTTATTCTGGGGAATTGATATTGTAATAATAGACAAAAAGGAGGGTTGATTAAGTTCAGCTCTCCTTTATTTTTTTTAAAATTTTTTTATTATATGCGTGCAGAAACGAGAACCTCCACTAAACAACCTCCCCCACCCAAAAGCAATGTCCAACTACCCCCACCCAATCAATCCAGCGCCTAGTAAACAGGCAGGAATAGTCTGTGCCAGCCGGACGCGGTACACTTAACGTGACGACGTGACTTACCTTCGGGGTTCAATAGGAAACGTTATGGAGCATCCTGGGTTGTGGCTTGCCACTGAGGACAAAATCGACAGGACGAGACTGGGGAGCGGCAGGATAATCGCTCATTTCTTATTGTGCCAAAGCAAAACCGCACAATCAATCCTTCCTCTACTGAACAACAGTAAATTGAAATAAATATGGAAGCAAAGAAAGTACAGGAAAGGGTAGTATTCTACATGTATTATTACTACCAAGGTAAGCGTGTTAGAAGCGCAGAGTATCCATCGTTCGCTGACTTCTATGAGAAGTGTGGCAAGTGGTGCAATGAGCATCCAAACGACTGGCAGTTATGCAAACGTAAAGTCTATGAGACTGTGGGTTAATCCCACAGTTCTCATGTTGATGATTATAACAATACAATGCATATGAAGAACAAGGATGAAGAGTGGGATGAGTCTATCACAGATTATGTGGACTCATGGTTTGTAGGATGCGAAGTAAAGTAACATCCTACTCAACCAACTCAAACAATCCTACTCATAGTAGACACGTATAACACTTTAAATATATCAAATATGGCAAAAAAGATTCAGATTTCAGCAGTAGAGATGAAGGCCCAAACACAGGTCATTGTATTAGATGCATCATTTGTAGCTCGCACTGTTCGTGCTGCAGAGAACCTCAAACGGGTTAAGAAATGCATTGAAGGATGCTCTACTTTCCAGGTGTTCAATGAGGACAACGCTCCAAGGATTGACGAGAACGGTTGTCCTGTGACCGAAATTAAGGTGGGCAAAACAGCTTGCGTTCTGCAACCAGAAGAAGCAGAGGCATTGTATAATGCTGTCATCCCATTCGCCGAAGACCTTTGTGCTGCATTAATAGGGGAGGAGTAATTCTCCCCTATTTATTTGGGGGTATCGCTTAATCCGCTCACGCCCACCAAACCCACACAAACAATCCCTCACATAGTGAACAGCAAGGATAACAAAAGCAACAAGACGCTTGTGGCATATGGATGTATAGAGTGGAAGCTCTCTTTTCTCATCCAATAATTGCCCAACTTGCTCTTCGCTTATTGTTATCCTTTGCTTAATATATAGCCAAATGAAAATTATGTTCGGAGGCTTGCGTTAGCAACCGAAGTCATAATTTGAATGAAATGAAAATTATGTTCCACATTTAAATAAAATTGCATATGAAGTACAAAGTAATTAAGGTAGTGGCTAAGAAAGTCACGAAGGAAGGCCAAAACAACGGTAATAAATACGTTGAGTGCACATTACAAGACGACGGCGGTAACATTCGCGTAGTCCCAGTATTCGACCAGGAAGCTGAAAAGTATCTGAAGCACATCACCGTAGCAAATGGTGGTAATCTGCAGAATGCAACAGCAGACGAGCCTATTCCTGAAGAGTACGCTACATGGAATTATGCCTTCGACGAAGTCTTCACGTTCCCAGAGCCAATGTACCGTGTAGACCCTGCAACAAGGATGCCAATGAAGAACAAATTTGGCATGCCATTCGTCCGCACAGAGGTTCGCGTGTTGACACGTTATGCGTATGATGAGCAGTTACAGCTCCTCAATCCCAATGGTTCGCCATTGACCGCACTGAAGGGTTGGGACCGCGTAACACGTGGTACGTCTGTAATGAACTCATTCTACATGCCAGCCAGCCAGTTCCAGGGACAAGGCGGTGGGCAGAGTGCCGCTGTAGACGACCCAGTATAATGGGTAAGTGTGAGTGTGGGTTGCTTGAGCCCACCTCACACATTTTTTAATTTGATGCATCAATGCTCATATATATGTGGAACAAATCTCTCAAATTAATCCTCGGAGTATGCGACAAGCATACGAAGTGGTCTAACCTTCCAGTAATCATTGGGTTATTGGTTGGCAGTGCGCTTTGTTACATTATATCATACTTAGTCAAATAGTCTATGACATATGACAAGTATATGTATACTGTAGCAGGGAAAGACTATGTGCGTGAAGTAACAAGGTGGGCAGGTCACACCCATGTTGTTAATTTGCGTATTATACGTCCAGAAGATTTGAAATAACCTTTTGTTGTGTGTTATCAAAACATACAATACCTCTTGAACATCAAATTTAACTAAATATAAATAATATGGGACCATATGAAATAAGAGAATATATGCACATTATGAAGTTTATAGCATATATAAGCATGATAGCCACTCTGATAACTATAAAATCAAAAAATATATGAGGAGAAGATTCAATCCAAATGCTGTGGCATCATCAGATGGTGACCACACAAGAATTTCACATGACCGCAAAGCCAACGTCACAGGCCGGTCAGACTATACCTTTTTAGGTAAGAAAGTAATTATCAGCAACAATGAAGTGTACAGTAATGGACATTACATTGGTAAATGTATTACAGACGATTACGGAAATAAATATGTAAGAGGCGTCAATAATAATGGTATAATAACATTGCGTTAAATTATTTTCAATTTCTGGCACACACTGGTTCGTGAGAATAGGTGTGCTGTATTTATAAACTGTCGGGCCTTTAGGCTCCTGATGAGTCGTTGAAAATTACGACGAAACAGTTCAGCGCAAGTGAGAGCGCTTAGATAAAAAGCTCAACAAAGTAGGTCTTGAGGCAGGTCGCCTACCAGTGTGGATGATGAGCTAGGCCACACAACAAGCACCTCTCGAAAAGAGGTGTAAACCGGACGTATGATTACTTCGTACTCTTGAGAACGGTTGAAAAGTGGAAAAGTAATCAAGTTGTGCGTAAGATAAACTAAAACGCTCAATTATCAACGTTCTGAAGGTCACAGTAAAAGACCTTACGAAGAGGATACCTGCAGAGAGTCCTCCATGTGAGATGACGAGCTAGGCTCACCAAATCGGCAGTTCAAGTGTACATAGGACTGCACACGCGTGTTGGGAGTAGATGGTTTAAATTCGGGGGTGCACCACCAAATGCATCGCTGGTACCACTACTCCCACTTTTTAATGAAACACATCACCAATTTTCATATTTAGGATATGCAGACACTAGTGAGTGTCGTTTTTGAATCTTTTTTTGAATAACTCATAAGATTATCTTTAAGTCTACAGTCTGTGAAGATAGTAGGCTTCGGTGTCATTGTTCAGCCTCCACGCGGCGACACTGGATATATAGCATATAATGCTTGAACCAATGAACATTGTATATCAGTCAAATCAAACATTCCTTCATAATATTAGAACTGAGTTTTACATTTTCCCTTGTGGTCTGTGAAGATAGCAAGGGTTTTTACTATTTTTGTACACAGATAACACAACCAAGTCGCAACATGCGTGCACAGCATGGACCGAGCTTGTCCGTACCCTAAGGCGGAAATTGACCTATGACATGGAGTATGAACCGGGCAAATATTAAATCGCACGATTGATTTGGGCTCTACGGGAGGGCTAATACCATGGAATATCGTGTTGAGCTCTATTACGGTTGAGTGTGGAAGGGATATGTACACATTGGGGACATGTATTCAAAGTGTCCCCTTTTTCTTTGAATATCAAATTCAACAAAATATGAAAGAGTTAACATTAAAAGACAAGCAAAGAATAGTAGCAATGCTCTATGAGCATTATACTATTGATCCTGCAGCAGCAGTTATCATTGATGTAGCAGCTGATAGCACGGAACAAGTGATTGATCTTACGCTCAAAGCGTTCTCTATGGTTAGTAAACCAAAATCAAAGGATGGTGCAACACCCAATGTTCCAATGGGTATTGTTACAAAATGTATCAGCGTAAAGCCAGATGCACCCTCTAACGAACCGGCAGTTGATAATAATGGTTCTACTACTGTAAAAATAGACCAAATAGCTAGTAAATTATCGCTTGTAAAAGCAGTAAACGATGTTACTAACTGGGGTCTTAAAAGGAGTAAAGCTTTTGTAGACGGTGTTGTACATACATCGTTCATACCAGGATCCAGCGTATATACATACGAATTTAGACCACTTAAACTTGGACTAAATAGACCTATCACAGTAGAGCAGTGGAAACGCATTGTTGAACGCAATGAGGATGTTAATTTCAAATGGCATTTTGAAGGAGAATAGTTATGTGTTTATACAGTAGACAAATCCTCCCGCGCAGAGCCACGAAAGACATTGTGTGTTACAAAGTGATGTATAAAAATGTAGATGTACATTCACATGTAATATCATATCATACGCCATTTCAAAAATTTATAATACCTGTAACGTCACTCGGCAAAGTATATAAAGCAGAAGGAAATTACAAAAAGTATTATTATAACATGGCATACGATGTGGCATTTGGTCATATAGGTAGAAAGTGGCGCCGGATAACACATGTTGACGAAGGATATTTTCATGCATTTGCCAAATGCGATTATGCGATATCTAATTGCGGCCATAGCAGATGTGTAGTAAGATGCGTAATACCAAAAGATGCTTTATACTGGATTGGAATTGACGATATCTGTGCAACAGAAATGATTTTTGAAAAAGAAATATATTGGTAATGATAATACATTATCTACAATTTGTATTTGGAGTAACATATGCTATATTTATGCTATTTATGGCTATGCGAAACAGTAATGAGCCACAAAACTGAATTCACTTAATATTATATATATGGATGAATTCTTCCCTGAAAGCAGGCCAATCATTATTGACAACGATATGGAAGTATCTAGTCAACGCCAACAAATGATTACACAATGCGCTCCTACAGGCGTATATCCTGCAAAATGAGCAGGTGGGGCGGAGCATTAGCTCTGCCTCACTCTGTAAAAATACCCTGATGAGTCTTGGAAGATTAAGACGAAACCTAGGTAACGACGGTCGGTATTAATAATGATCAAAACATTTAAAAATGGCAAAGAAAATCAATTTTTTTGAAGATGAAGTCACTCGTGCAGTAGCTGCACTTAAAGACTTCAAAATTGAACACGTACTTGTTTCTTATCCTGCAAATGCCAAAACAGGCATGCCAGAAAAGAAATACATTATCGTGTTGAACAAGCATCTTGACGATGCTAAAACAGCATTCATGGCCGCTGACTTAAAGCCTGCATGCATCAAGAATGCTCGTCACTATGAGAACAAAGCTCTGGCTTTTGTACATTATCAGCCTAAATTTGAGTGCACATGCCGTTACTGCGGTAAGAAATTCATGCACGTGATAAAGGAGGCTGTATGGTGCTCTAAAGAATGTAAAAAGAATTTCCGTGATGAAGTACGCAAGAAGAAGCTGGCTGAAAAGAATAGCAGCGAAGCTTAACCTCGATGAGAAAGATATAGAGGAAATAAAAAGCTTCTTCATAGGACTATTCTTTATTGCATTCGTATTGGGTATGTTGTTTTTATCAGCATTATTACAAGGTTATGAGTAAATTTAGACAATCTCTATTGACGATCAATCAAGCGAGTGCATTAGCAAAATATGGTTACTATGGGTATGTTACATACGTACCAAATGTTGGCCATATTGCGACTGTAGATGATGCTATCGATTGGTTACGCAGAAAGTACAATATTGTTATTTATAACACTATTGAACCTTTTGTAGACCCTGTATCTAACAAAATTCTTTACAGAATGTCTGTTAAACAGTGCAACCTAAGGGATGGTTGGAACGGACGCATATATATTGGTGAGTCTAAACTCACTAGTAACATATATACTGCGAAACGCCAAGCTGTATCTATAGCTATTCGTTGGATTAAAAAGAAATACAATGAAAAAAGAAAAATGCTATAAACCCGGTCAGATTGTTACAATCAGGGGTGAACGGTATCGCATTTCGAAGCCAAAGAAAAGAATGATTGGTGTGTGCCATTTATGTGATTTGGCAACAATTGACCAGTCTTCAGCTCCAGGTCATCTGTGCAGTAAATATTGTTACCGAAGACACTTGCGTTACAGGAAAGGTGTATTTGTTCAGTACTACTTAAAGCGTATGACAAGATGAAGGTATTATCGATTACTTTTAAAGAACGTGTTGTAAAAAAGCTGCCCTACGTGCTAACCGATGGCCGCAAAAGAGTAGTTATTTACACTGTATTTAACGTAGAAATTGGTCCATATTCTTGTAAGAAAGAACTCTGGTTAGATTTGGAATATCAGCCAGAAAAAGCTCTCAAGGGAATTCTCGCAGACGCCTTAAAACGTAAGTTTGGTGATTCTTGTGAGAATATAGATAAGGCATATCAAATGTTTTGGAAAGCACTACCAAACAGGCCTTACGATTCTGAATCTGCAACAATTCAATTTAGATGAATATGCAAACAGCAAGTTTTATTGTAGTTTTGACTATACTCATATTGGTAGTCTACTACGGTACAAAAGTAAAAGAGCTTTGTCGACATCTTGAAGAGGTGATCGTCATGCTGAACAGAGTGTACAATCTTTTAAAACCTATGGAATAGCTATGGCAGTAAAAGAAATGAATCAGCAGCATCCATTACAGCCCAAAACGAAGCGTGTGGATGCCAGAGGTAACGACAAGCGCAGACTATTCGCTAAGTCAGGCACCGCTACTCTACAAATCGCATACGGCTTAACACAAGCACAATGCGACGTTCTGGTTGATGCTATTGAACAAGCTATCAAGAATATTGGTGGTATCTGTTCATGTACATGGGTTAAATTCAAGTAATTGTAAAACTACAATGTGCACAATAGAAAAGCCCGCTACAAAGTGGAAAGCAGGTCAGTGTGTGACAATAGAAGGTAAACGGTATAGAGTTACAAAACACAACAATGGTTCTTGTATATTCTGCGAATTTAAATTAAAGGAAGGTGACGAGTATCCATGTAACGAGTGCATAGATGGAGTCCCAAGTTTAATTCCGCGCGATTGTTACCTCAAAGAAATTAAGCCCAAGTCCTAGGGGGCAGTCCTAGGCGAGTTTATAACTATCAAAGTACATAAATGATTAAACTTTATATGAAAAAACCAGATGAAAAGTTGCCACCCGGATTCTGGATAGGGTTAGTCATAGTGTTTGCTTTGCTTTTTTTAAAGAATTGCAAATGAGTAAAAATATAGTATCTAGAAGACACAGGCAGATAAAACTTAAGCCTGGGCAATTATGCACAATTAACGATGTTGTGTATCGTGCCAAGAAACGCACCAACGGATGCTTCGGATGTGCGTTAAATGATATTGTATTGTGTCCAAATGTCGTTGACGGACGTAACGGATTTCCACGTCTGCAATGCGCCATCGACAACATAATATTGAAAAAGGTGTAATATTTTGCTATTGCTTTTTTAGAATGCTACTGTTCGTGAGAATCGTAGCATTCACCTTTTATATGCATAGAATGCAGCTGAGATCTGGAAACCTCAAGTCCAGACAACCAACTAATAACAAAATCCCTGCGGGGAGTCGGCCTAGTTGGAGAATGCAGAGAGGGTGCAAGCGTATACGTTGCGCGTAGTCACATCTCGATAGGAACAACGTATGAGAGATGGAGGCGAAATGTGATTTGTCGAATATTCACCTTAAAAACATCAATCGAACAAAGGGGGTGCTAGTTGACCCTACAGTACCGTGACGGATTCTAGAACCGGATGCTAGTCGGTACAATTTTAATGAGGTAGATAGCAGGAGTAGATGGAGCGTCCGAACCATCCTATCTATCGAGTCGTGGTCAGAGGAGACTTAAAAAGAAGCTGACACTGGAGAGTATATACTCACCGCTGTGCCTCAGATAGCGGTCTACAAGTAATCCGGCATGAGTTGTAGGTGCGAAAAACCTTCTCCCACAGTGCGAGACGTATCCCAGGTATTTATACGCTGCATATACGAGACGTAGTCGCGAAGACAACTGTGGGAACTACTACATCTATTATTTTAAACAATTAATAATGTGATTTACATGTCGTGAGACATGGTGCTTGCGTAAATAATTGTGTGGTTTTCATTTGTGTTATTATAATACTTAGATTCGTCATAGTTAGAAAAAGATTCTTGTTGTGAAACAAGGCGCAAGCATTTTTTATCGGTCATGTTTCTTAAAATCAATATACATAGTCTGTAACCTTTACGCAGTTCCAAGAAGACTTAAAACGGGTGAACTGCAAACTATATGGTATTCATATTGTTCTGTCTACGAAATGGGGTAGTACAAGAAGCGTCTTAATGGGCGATGACCCGGCGCTACAGATGACTAGAACGGTATGATGATGGGCTGTGCACAATTTGCCCATCGCTTCTTTAGCTCAGCGATTAGAGCACCGGCTCGATAAGCCGGAGGTCACAGGTTTGAATCCTGTAAGAAGCACAATAATCCCCGAGGGACGTGTGTCGTGCGTCGTGGTTTGGAGGTGTCCCGAGTTGCCAATGGGATCTGTAGGGGATTTACGGCCTCATCGTCTATCGGCAGGACATAATATTTTCGATATTAGAAGCAGAGTCCGACTCTCTGTGAGGCTACAAATTTTTAACATAATCAATATGAGAACAGTATTTAACGAAGTAGAAACCTGGTCACCTAAAAAGAAAATAGGAATCCAAGGTAAGAACGAAGACATAGTCATTCGTCTTGTAGAAAGTAGGTGCATAATAAACCCTGAAAAGTTTGTTGGTGCAGTTATAACCACATTTGATCCGTCAGACGATTGTGATGAGGAAACTAGAGCTACACAACAGTATCTAGAACAAAACGGACTGGAAATGTTTTCTTTGCTCATGGTTGGAGCAACAATAAGGGGGTTAGTTAAGCCAAAAAATATGTCATTAAAGACGTATCTTGATTTATAAGGGTTTTTTCCAAGTCTTCCCTAAAGACTGGGCTATAACAAAATTTCAACTTCTAAAATTTATCAAAAATGAAGAAGATTATCAACGTTTCGTTAGTATTAATCTTGCTAACTGTACTCGTGTGTGGTAGTTTGACGAGTTGCAAAAACACTACCTTTCCGTGGAGCAACGACACTCCGGCAATCGAGCAGACTATAGATAGTCTAGTTCAGGCTGCAGTGGTCGATGCGATTAATCCAACATTTGTATCAGCTGACCAGGCTGTAGTATACCGGGATTTGGCCGAAGATGGAAAGGCTATAGATTCTGTGTTCTATTCAATGTCTGACAAGCAGATTATCGACGTTACGACCGTGTTAATTGGCCGAGCGGGTTCTGCAAAGAAGAAAGACATCGTTGAAGAATTTATGAATCATTCTGACATCTACAAACTGTTACCACCTGATGATCAAACGGGTAAAACTTCCCCTACGAGTATGGAGGACTCAGGAGACGGAAAAGCTGGCAGTGCTGGCATAATTTCTACTCATTATAAGGTTTACGACGACACAATTGACGGAAAACCAGTAAAAGTTCAACTAAAAGAGGAGAAGAGTTATGTCAAATAAGCAACACTGTATCATTATCTTATATAATGGTATCGATATCCCTGAAATTGCAGAAAATGCAGTCATGGAACAATTAGTTCAGGTTTTGGTCGACAAAAGGATCACTATACCAGAACTCACAACAGTTGTCTATAAGGACAGCACGGGCATTGCCACAAGTTTGGTAAATGACGCTATCAGCATCACTGCCAGAGGCAAAAGTGGCCAGGAGAGTCCAGTCAACCCATTAGACAATGCACTTGTCTACCTTAAGCATCGTTATAGTGAAGAATTGAAAGATTCCAATCATACGCAGCTCATCATTAAGATGGTAGATGACATTACCGCGCACAAGGCCGCTGTCGAAAAAGGACAAAAAGGTGATCCGCTACTGATTAGCGCACTTGAGATACTTAGCGAAACTGGGTATCTTTATAGTGAAGTAGCGCATCATAAGATCTCTGAGCGCGCACTTGACACAATGGAACGAGTTTATCTTTCTGTTAAAACAAAAGCATGAACCCAATAGACTATGTGCCACGGTCAGTATAAGGGAGACTATTACGGCAAGAGGGATAAGCATGCAAAAGCTATTCCATATAACCGTAAAACAAAGCATAAAAATGGTTCGTTTGACGAGCCAGTATATAGTTATAAAAACAATTAGTTATTAACTTTTAAACATTATCAAAATGGCAGAAACAAAGAAAGGAAAAGGCGCAGCAGCCGAAGAGAACAAGGGACAGGGTAGCGTAGCAGCTGAGATCATCAGCCAGAATCTCATTGGTGACAAGGCCGTAGAGGCCGCGATGAAAGAGATTGCCGAAGAGAAGGACGAACGCAAGAAGCGCGACGCTAAGCGTGCTCTGTGTATCGCAACGTATTTCAACCGCAAGACCCGCCTGCAGCTGCAGCAGCGTCGCCGCGAGGATGACATCACTAAGGAGAAGCTGGACGGCTCTAAGAGCCTGTTGGAGCGCCTGATTGGTCTCAAATGCGAGATCAAGGATGGAATCCTGGTTCCCACCAAGGAGAAGATTCCTGATGGTGAACGTCTCACACCCACTCAGTTTGAGTCGGAGACACGAAAGTTCAACGAGGAGATCGACAAGAAGTTCCGCGAGAGCAACCACAAGTACACGGAAGAGGTTAACGAGCTTCGTAACTCTTACGAGGGCGAGTGGCGCTATTGTCTGAGCGAGTGGTAATCCACGTTGACAGCCATTTATCTTCAGTCCACGAGAGTCTTTGAACCAGTGTGGATAAAAAGTACCTAAGTCCTTCGGAGTGACGATCGGGTCAGAATATAGGCAGTACATGACGCATGGATTGACATGATTATCAAGAGCCTTAGAGCCACGATAGAAGATAGACGCCCAGCCTAGGGTGTAAAATATAGGAGCATTTTGATCAAAAACACGTAAGTATACTGAACCAGAGAGTCTATTCGAGTAGGGAACGAAAGAATATATACCTGTTTCAAGAATGCAGATACGACCTTATTTCGAGCCTTAGAGCCAATAATTTGTCCACCGTATCAACTTTATTGAGGTCTAGAAACACGCTTTCTAAGCGTTTGATGTACTCTAGTGGATTAGCTACCCACAAAAGCACTAAAAACGCGTCAGAGAGCCTGTAAATGGCCTTAAATCGAATTCTGTGACTGATCATCACGGAATTCTACACAGCAGATGAGTATTAACCATATACTCAATGTTTTGTCAATAATCTGCGATAAGAAATTCATAGCGTGTGTGAGGTAAGCGGAGAAGACGAGGGGTCGCACCCTCCAGGTCCACTATTTTATTCTAAACCCGGGCCTGAGATGTATTGATTCACGTGGAAGTAAACACATTAAGCGCTTTGATATAAAAATTTAACCGGCAATATTAACATTGCAGACTACACGGGCCTCAAGGAGGTTGCGTGAAGTCGGTGTTCCCTACCTAAATGGGGAGAGTGGGTAATTTGGACGAATTTATTCTGCGGGTTCGACTCCCGCACTCACTCCTTTTATAGTGGAGCAGGATGGCACGGCTTTGGGTACCACTTTAAAAACAGATGCGCCGTGCATTCGGTCCTGTAGCTCAGTTGGTTAGAGCAACAGACTCATAATCTGGAGGTCGTGGGTTCAATCCCCTCCGGGACCACTGAACTGGATGGCTTACCGGGCTTGCCGACACCAGTATAAAAACAAATGCCCACGTAACAAAGAGGAGTGTTACGCCTACCTGACACCTCTATAATAACAAAAGGCGGTTTACTGGATCATGGTGTAATGGTAACACAAAGCATTTTGGTCGCTTCATTCTGGGTTCAAATCCCGGTGATCCAACTAAATCATTACATAGATGAAAAAATCTACTGGGTATAAAGAAATGCTACGGGACAGATGTCCAAAAGTAGTTGATTTTGCGCTCAAATGGTGTCATGCCAAAGAGCGATGGATAGACCATGCTTATACTAATTTCATAAAGATATACGTCGATAGTAATGAGCGAAAGCATACAACACGTATAATTCTAGGTATTGCTAAATACTATAGAAACTTTGTGTTTGATAAAAGTATAAACTGGGATGATCTCACTAAAGAAGATGAGTCTTATTGGAAATGGGTCTCTGGATGGGTGAGATGGTTCACAGAGAAGTTTGCGTATATAGAAAATACGTATAACATCTCTCGCTCTGTTGGAAAATCACAATTTGACTGTAAAGTTGAAATTATCCAAAAATACCTCTCTGATGAGTTACCGAAAGATGACGATGAGGATGGGGTAAAAGAGGAGAAGTATGCTTATGTAAATAAGCTAGTCGACTACCTCGTGAAATGCGTAGAAAACATTAACAACAAATGATAAGCGTATTTTCCAATTTTTTAGACCCGTATATTGAAGCGGGTTTATTGCAAGACGTGGATCAAACAAAAATCAGAACTATCTATGAGGAACTGCGTATCGCATACAATCAAGGCGCAGGTGGTATTAGTAGTTCTACGAGATTGTTTGTTCCGTTCGATGAAGAAAATCCAGATGATTTTGATGACGATTTATACTATAAGCTTCGATCAAATAAGGAACTGTATGACTTGATACAATGGTTTAACTTAAAGTTTATACTAGAGTATCCGGACATGAGATATACAACTATCCATGTACGAGTAAAAATATTTAAGTCAAAGTTACAGAAACTTATAAATCAAGGCATCGTAGATAATGAAGTCGCCGCCAAACTTTATCTGAACCTCATCGATTCATTAAGAAAAGAAGACCACGCAATGTTCTTAGAGCAAACGTCAGATCTTCCTTTCTAGGGCTGTCCTGTTAAAGGTAGTCTTTGATGACAACAGCCCACTATACAGCACCGTCTGTTACAGGAGTGACACCTTAATAACCGGCTAATTTTGTTTGATTATGTCCAAGAATCCAAGAATCACCTCAGAAGAGGTTGGGATAATCAAAAAAGCGCAAGCAGGCGATATGCGTGCTTTTAATACACTATTCTACAGGTATAAAGGCTTTGTAGAGAATATCCTCTTTGGATATATTGGAGACATGGACGAAGCGAAAGACATCGCGAACATCGTGTTTCTAAAAGTGTACAATAAACTCTCGATGTTTAAGGCCTACGACTCTTTTGGTGGTTGGCTAAGAACGATAACTAACCGAACAGCGGTAGATTATCTTCGTAAGATGCGAGAACGGCAATTAACTCTTGGTGAATCTGATGGTAGACTGCCAGAAGAAAAATCAAGGTCACTAGAAGATGAAATAGTCAATCATCTTACTTATGACGATCTGTTAGCCGAATTTGATAAACTACCTGAAGTCAATCGTAAGATTTTCAGGTTATTTTACGATAAAGATATGACCGTTGAAGAAATCGGCGACGCGCTAAATATCCCAACTGGAACTATAAAGTCAACGTTGTCAAGGACACGAAAGCGTATTCAAAAACAATTAAAAATTTAACATTTATGATCTTAACTCTGTTACCATTTTGCATGGTCATCGCAGCTCTTGTTGGCATTGCTCGTTATAACGAGAGCAACAAGTTGTTCTGGAAGCTTTTGATTCCATTCCTGCTCGGCTTTGCAATGTGGACGATGACTTCTAAGAAGTCGTCTCCAAAACAGGAAGAGATTACTGTTAAGCAGGTGAATCCCACACAGGCGGCCGCGTTGGCACCAGACGCTTTTACGTATCTTTTGGGAGGTGACTCAACAGCGGATACCAAGAAGGCAACTTCAAACCCCGTGGGTCAGGATTCTACTGTATTAAAAGACAGTGCTCTTTCTGAGAGTAAGATCGCGATTAAAACTCGCGATCAACCACTCGAAAACACCGTTATTGACACATCTTGAAAATAGATGGCAATTCAGGTGAACATTAACAAAAAGTATTAACATTTAAACATTTTATCAAAAAATGGCAAAGAACACAAAGACTGCGGCTCAGGCTGCAGCACAACAGAAAGCTGCTCCGCAGCAGAAAGTAGAAAACGAGAGAACATTCGCCAAGATGGTTCAGATGTCACAAGGCGGTCTCTCTGGAGATGGTAAGGTATTGCTTGCCAATCTCATTGACAAACGTTGGGCTAACAACCCCAACTTGCCTACAGAAATCACAGACGGTGCAAACGTTCTTGTCGATTCACTGATGGCAGACGTAATTGTCACAAATATTGCAGAGGGTAAAGAGGTATTTGCTCTTATTGTCCGCAAGGATGAGCAGAAGTATCTCTCTATTAAGGCTACTCTCAATGCAATGGGCATTAGCACACCTGAGTTCAACGCGCTTCCAGCTCCTTCACAGGATATGCTGGACCAGGCAAAGATTAATCTTCTGCCCGAAGAAACAAAGGTCGTAACCATTAAGAAGGATGATGTATCCGAGGAGGCTATCAACCAGAAGAAGGATGAGATTGCCAACGAGAAGAAGAAGCCGACCGACGATCCCACAAAGATCGAGAACAACGATCAGCTTCGTGAGTCTCTGCTCGCACATCTGACTTCACCAACACTGTCTCCTGATGCACGTATTCAGAAGGCCATCAACTTCTTGTCTTCTTACAAGCACATCCAGGCTAGTAAGGCTGAAAACAAGGACGAGGAGCTCGAGAAGGTTAAGGCCCTCTCACGTTCGGCTATCATGCGTGAAATCATTGAGATCGTTGGCAAGTGCCCATATGCTGTTACTGGCGTAGGCAAAATGCTTTTTCAGACCGTTCTCACAACGAACAGTCCCATTTCTGCATTTTGTCTGTACCGTCGCAGTGCCACCCACACGTCCGGTAAACTTGATCATCCCGATGACTTTATTGCCGATATCGTTAAGATGTTGGTAATGTGGACTTGCAAGACCAACATCGAGAGTATTAACACCACTATCGGTGAGCTTGAGCGTTCGCTCAAGAAGAGCAAGAATAAGTCGGATATCGAGGCTTCTATCGCTGCCAAGAAGGAGGAGATTGCAGTTAACAACACTGTCATGGAAATCATGACCAATCCAGGAATGGATGTTGTTGACAATCTGATCACCAACTTCAACGACAAGTCGAAGGAGAATGAGGACAGCTACAAGCTTGCTCACCGCATCGTGAAGAACATTAAGGATTCATACTATCCTGGTATCGTAGAGGACGACTCTAACAAGGAGGCCCTGTTGAAGAACTGTCAGCAGTATGCCGGCGTTATCCTCAACCTGTTCCGCGAAGGTGGTGATGCAAACCCCGCATATTCTCTTGCCAACTTGGTCGGCGTTCCTGCTGCCAAGACAGAAGAGGAAGAGGGCGGTGAAGGAGAGTCTTCAAAAAACTGATTAAGACTATAGCATCTAAAGTTGGTAATGCTGTAGTCACAGTTTTGAATACAGAACTATAAGTCTAACAAAACACCAACATTCATAATCAATATGAAAAAGTTACATACCCTCCTGTGTATTGTGTGTATGACCGTTCTCGGTGGCTTTTTAGCAAATCTGCAGCCTTCAACGGCATTAGCGGATTCATATAACACAATCAGTGCAGCTCCAGTGTTAAGCTGGACTCCTAATGGAGTAAAGCTGCCACTTGATCTTCAATTAGATCTGGAGAATAAGTACAATGAACCCAAAGAGGTAATCCACGACACGGTATGGAAAGAAAAACCCATATACGTAAAAGCTAAGCGAAAGGCAAAGTCTACATTGCCACGCACTCAGGCGAAACGAAACGGGGATAGCATTCCAGCTATTCTCTCTGATACGCCTGTCCCAATAACAGTAGATGTGGATCGTGAGGAGCACACCACAGACACTATCGGACCTCCTAAAGTGTCCGTTATCCTTATTGTCGACGGTAAGGAAGTCTATAAACGTTAGTAAGCTCCGCAGTTGGGGGATGTATGAGGATTCATATGTCCCCCTGCCCCGTGGGGGAACTGGTCAGCACCACGTCAACGGTCTCATTAGCCGGGTGCGAAACGAGAGTATATACTTGATCCGAGAATATGTTAGCCTTCTCAAAAGGTGAGAAACCCAAAAGGTAGGATGAAATGCTATAACTGTATAATATACTCTATACTGAAAAGGTTATAGTAAGTGGGGAGAGCGTCTGTATCAGACCCCATAGTATACACCAGGTTGGTACTTTGCCGCCCAGGACTTAAAACACGTCTAACCGATGTGAAAGCATGTAAAAAGTCAGGAATATACTGAAAGACGTAGAGTAAACCGAAATAGGAGTAATCCTAGAGTAGCTCTAAACTGAACCGTATTGATAGATTTATCACAAGCGATACATAGTGGTAAAATTACGATACACGAGTTGCCCATATAAGTAGAGGCCAAAACTCTTATATGATGTATCAATTCACAATTAAGCTGTAGTCTAGTCCTTCACTCGGGCTCTTCGGAGGTCCAACCGGGTGTGTAAGGGGATGAAAAATATCTGAGCATATGTGCCTAGCAGAAGGTTTGACTGTCTGCGCCGTACCGTAACTACGGTCCTTGAAGAAATCCTTCTAGTTTCGATTACTAGATGACTACCTTTGAGGCTACGGTCCCAATGGGTCACCGGGGACGGGGTACTGAGGAAAATGTGTTGAAGATGACCGCTAGGCTTTGATCGTTTAAGCGGTATAAGACACGTGGAATTGATTCGTGCTAAATGAAAAATGATCACCAGTTCGATGCAGGAACTGAATGCGAAGTAGGGCCTAGAGGCTTGAATGCTACCCGAGTGAAGTCCGGGGAGAAAGACTATTCTAAAGGTGCGAAAACCATGGTAAGCGGTGTGTTAGTAGCATAGATTGGAGATGTACCAGAGGAAATGCTGGAGTCGAAGGATGACAACCTTATAGTCAAAAGCAGGCAGAGCCGTTAGCTTATTTAGGTCGATTCGAGGTCTACACACGCCAGTGTAGAAGGAGATCGCCAACGTCTGTAAAGGATAACATAGTAGGGCACTGATGTACTATATCAGCAGGAGTAGTAAACCTGTGTGCGGTATGTCTTGACCATCAAGCAAAACTATGTGAAAGTAGCCAGATGAAATTAACATGTTTAACAAAAATTGATGTCCCTCTATGAAATCTATTACGTTATGTTCAACGCCTTAGAAAAGTGTCCTTCTGTTGTATTGAAGAAACATGACCATTTTAGACGTATGATAGAGAAATCGAGTGCCAACCGTTCCTGAGAAGCAAATTGACAAGATGATAGACCAGAAGCTTAGACAGCAAATCTAAGTGGTGCGTTCGGACCATGAAGTCATATACATTTAATCGATGGGCAGCTATCGCGAAGTGGAACCACCTCCCTGTCTCGGAGGGGTAAAGAGATTATGTAGTGACGCTAGATCGTCGTAGAAATACGTTTCGGCACACATATGATTCGGTGAAGTGGAACTTTAGTGGGTGACAAGAAGCGATGTATGAGGTGAAATTCCTCCAGTATTCGTGCACTATAAACAAATGAGGGTGGAGTAAGCGCATCCAATAGAAGAAAACAACGCGCCGTAGGGTCGAGGCACTGACACCTTAAGAGGACCGTTCGATAAAGAAACGTATGATACTACGTAGACGTAGTTATGGAGCTACTGAACAGATTCGTAAGCTTGCGTTAACAGCACCCGGGTATTGATTGTTCTGACCGGTAAAAAGCACAGAACAGTGGTAGATGCGCCTAAACAGTATCGCAAGACTGTACAGCATCGGAAAGTAGTAGATTCGGACAGCTATAGGGAAAATACGCTGAAGAATATATTACGCAACATTTTTGGAATCTAAGCTGGATTTAGTAAAAAGTTCTACGAACGTTAGTTGCGTAAGCAAAATTTCGCCAACGAACAGATGAAAGTATCCAGTTCATGAAAATTGAATATTTACATAAGTTTATAAGATTTTATGTTTGGTTACACAGTATCGGATTTTGTATTTTTATTAAAGATAGAAGAATCTTCTAATGATGGGCATGGATGATCCTACCGTTGGATCCCCGTTATGTTGAATGAGTTTCACTTTGAGGAATATAAAGATATAACAGTTAGGAAATACTCTATTAATAATTAAAAAATTGCTCTCATAAGCACGCATAAAGATACGTAATAAAAATCAATAAACAACATTCATAGAGCCTTTGAGCCAGAATGCCACTTTTTAACTCAAAGGTAACGCGCAACCTAAGAATGCGCAAATATTAATTCTTATCGTTAGTTAATCAATAACGATATCAAAAAGGATAAGAAAAATGAATAAAACAATTGACATTAACATTCAGACCGCTATTCCTCAGTCACGCGGTATCGGTAGCATGGTAGGTTCACTTATTGGTCAGGCTTACCACAAGGTAGAGTCTCGTAACACCTGGCAGGGTGGCGACGAAGGCTGGAGCAACGATTGCGAGAAGGTTCGCACTGGACTTTCTAAGATGCTCATGCCTAACCGCAAGATCAGTAAGTACATGTTGAAGGATGTAGACATCCGTAACGCCAGCTATTACAAGCGCCCTGTTACCGATGAGGTAGGTATTGCTATCAACCTGGATCCCGAGACTGGTACATTCGATCAGTTCTTCCCACTCAGCAAGGACGTATTCAAGCTGGTTAAGGGTACACCCGAGGCCATCGAGGATGCTCTGAAGGGTGAGGGCGAGAACTTCTTCCTGAACCCCACTGCAGTATGTGCTGTTATCAACGAGGCCAATAAGGGCGAGTTGGCAGCTGTACGCGCGCTGAAGGATATCCTGGGCAAGATCGAGCAGAACCTGATTGGTGCCATCAACGACAACAACAAGAAGGCACAGCAGTTCGCCAAGGAGCTGGCTGAGACAAAGGTAGAGACCGTTGACTTCCGTGAGATCCTGAAGGGTGAGGTCGGCGCTATGGTCGAGGTAAAGGCTACCCAGGCAGGTGCTGAATAGTTATGGACAAGAAAGTTCTCCTCTCGGATGATTCTAAGTTGAATATGCAGCGTTTGCTGCTCAACGACGTCATCCGTAAGCACGTAATGTCTGCAGGCGAGGAGGGTGACAGTTACAAGGCTATTCGAATAAGCGATTCTGGTATCATTACGTTGGGTAAAACCGACGTGTGGTGGTGGAACCGTTTAGTCAAATGTCAGTTCCCACTAACATTCCATCAGTTTGCATCTGCAGTCTGGGAAGGATTGTTGGAACTCTCTACAGGCAACAACAAGGAGGCTTTGAAGAAAGGCCTCGGAATAGAAATCATGGAACGTGCACAGCTCGAGAAAGACTACGATTGGGTTGTTAAGCGTTTACAGGAGTGTTATGACCATGTGTGCAACAATAAGGACGGAGCAGATCTCGAGGGATCTCCGGGGAAGTCAGGCCCAAGCGTAGTCCGTACTGTTGCGCCAGTTGAACAGCCTGTTACGATTAACGTAAACATCGAAGGTCGAAATCGAAAAACTGTGCTGCTTCCAGACGCTACTGGAAAGGCATTTCTGCGGTGTGATGTAGGAATAGTAGACGTAAAGACAGTAGTAGCAGAATAATCTCGAGGGATTAGGTTATACTCTTAGCGGAGTCACTAACCACATTGCGAATATTGTATTTACGTATATTGTTCTGAACAAGCACTAAAGAAATACAAATAAAAAATCTTATCCTATATAGTCCTTGAGGGGACTTGGGGGAGTTGGTCTCGAGGGACTAACTCTCCCTAGGATTCTTTTGATTTATGGGGGTTCGCTACCGCCATAAATTACGATAGGTAGATGATGATTCGAGCTAATATGAACTTAAATTTTTATCAAATATGGCAAAATCAATCAAGTTTAAGGCAAAGAACATCATTAACATTCGTGAGGAGATTTGTAAGAAGAAGAAGGATTACTGGATTAACATCCGTAATACTAATTTGCTCAACACGAAGGAGGTCAAAAACGGTTACCGTAAGTATGACCTAAAGGCTCTGTATAATGAGATTATGCAGATGTCAAATAAGCTGGTTTATATTAAGGGTATGCTTGCAGCTCTGAATACCGGCGCAACAACATTTGACAAGAACGCTTTCGAGAAAACAAATAATTATAACATCTTCATGGCAACCGAGATTAAGGAGGCCATTGCACAGCTCAAGATGATTCCTACTATAGATCCAGCTACTAAGTCTAAGAAGGGCGGCGCAGCTAAGATGGGTAAGAGCGAGGTGTTTACATCGGCTAAGATTGCTCAGCTGATTAAGGACCTTAATCTGAAGGCTACAAAGTATAACAATAATATGGAGGAGTTTAATACAAACACCGACATTGATGTTACTACTGTTGCAGATATGATCAAAGACGATTTGATCGCATAAAAGATGTTATAGACTAGAAGATGGTGCATATCGTGACAGGATATGAGCGGATCGTTCCCGCAACTAGTCACAAATAGGGCTATACAAGCCGTTTAGACCGTTTGTTTCCCTTTGGCGATTAATATACCATTTAACGCCCTGTAATGGCTTAAATCGCTTTAAAATGGCCTTAAACGCTAGTTTAAACAATTAAATCCGTTATCAAAATGGCTAACAATAACAACAGTGAGCAGGCAAAGACATTAGATATTAAAACTGCTCGTAAGACAATATTTCTTGATGGTGAGCTCAACCGCAAAAAGTCTCGTATAGAGAACCATCATTGTCCGTATCGTATCGTTCGTAAGTGGGATGCTGAAAAGCAGAAGTACGTAAAGGTTAAAGTTTACCGTACAAAAACCACATTTACTAGGGCTGAGATGAAGCAGCGCTTTAGCCCGGTCAAAGGTCGTAATATTGTTAAGACGCCGAGTGTTGGTACAAAAACAACGCAGAAGCCAGTTCATGCAAAGACAGTAAACATGGCACCAAAGGTTACCCACTGTTTTATCGGTGTGGCAAACCGAAAGCGTCTCGATTGGGACCAGAATACCCTAAGATATCAAGAAGCGGCATAAAATATTAACTTAAAAAACATTATCAAAATGAGTCGTAAGAATTTCAAGGTGGCAACGGCCGAGAACGGCAAGACCCCAAAACAAGAAATAAAACATATCTTCAAGAAGAAGGATAAGACACCTGTTGGAAAGGTTAAAACCTTAAAAGAGGCGGAAGCTCGTCGTAAAGAGCGCGAACAGATGTACCGTAACCGCCGAATCAACTCTCTGAAACGTCGGATGAATCGCATGAAGATCTCCGAAAAGGATCAGAAGAAGTATGTTGAAAAGTTGATAGCTCAACTTGATGCACCACATATGTATGCAATCAACGTCATATTTAAGACTGGCCAACTTTATGAGAAAAAAGAAGGTGGCAAGAAGAGCGGCAAGGCGTTGAGTTCTTTTGGTCGAGAAGCAATGCTCAACGAAAAGATACCCTGTAAGATTATTACAGACGAGTTCGCATACATCGTGGGAGATGACAAGGTACTCGCCAAGCTGCGAGAAATACTACCAACATATGCCAAGATTTACCCACACGTAATGAAGGCAGAGCCAATTCTCCCACAGAAAATACCAGCACCAAAGAAACCCAGTAATAATGCTAAGGCCGTTCGTAAGGCGATCAACATTGCATCCGGTAAAACTGGTAAGCATGTTGGTAAAAAGAGCCTCAAGGACGTTAAAATGGCCTCTACGTTGAAGAAAGCAGCATAGGAAGGAGGTAAACTATGAAAAAGAATAGTAGAATTCGTGCAAAGAAGTTGCACGCAAAAAAGTTTGCCGCCATTGCAGCCTATAGCCGCAAATTTACCGTTAAGAATACCAAAAAGGGTATTTCTGAGGTAATAAAACACAAGCGATATGGCGCAGATATGGGTATACCCAATGATAAGCTCATAACTTCTCCTTATACGGGTATTCAATATGTGATGACTAATCCTCATCCAATACACGGAGAGAAGTATGACATAACTGTAACAGGTTATGATTGGGTTCCTATAGATGAGTATAAGGCCGGTATAGGCCTACTCTGGGAGCATAAAAAGCATCTGCAGCCAAAGTCTTACTGGAAAGAAACAGTAGACGGAATGCCCACTATGATTAAATCTACATCATTGCACAAAGATCCAGTCAAAATGAATCGAGTGCAGTACATGGAGAAACTCGTAGAGCACAAGCTAGCCAAGTGGGAACGTAAAAACGTATGCCCCGAGGCCATGTTCACAGAAGACGTAGAGAAGTGGAAACAGGAGCGGGAGGCTATGAAAGAACGATTTAGAGATTTCGTTATCTCTACATATACCAAGCTTCCATTAATGGGGCGATTTGAGATTTCAGAAGGAAAGTATACCCCTGACTACTCAATTAAAGTGGGCGAGTTGAAAGACAAGCACCATGAGTTGGTAGGTGATATTCACCCAGTCCAACTGGATCCAAATAAATCGCCGCTTATGAAGAAAGCAAAACAGATTACGAATAGCATACACGCTAAACATGCCAATCTTGTTGCTGTGAATCTTTTAGACCACAAGCATAAGAAAGGCTGTTTAATTTTGCCAGATAAAAAGATGGCTGCGTAATCACAACTAGGGTGGAGCACTGGGGACAGTGTAACGTACAACGGCAAGTATCACGAAACGATGGCTACTGTTTTGGGAGGTCGTTTCTCCCTTCACCCACAACTCTTGAATCTACAATAAAACTACCAACGGACAGTGTATGCAGATACGTTGGGGCACCATAAGTTTTATAGTATTTACTATTTTATATGGAATCAAATATGGTACTGTACTACAGAGAATGTACTTCATTGTGAAATGGGGTGTGCAGCGATTACACAGTACGGACAATATGAACTAAGAACCACAGAGTCATGATCATTAAAGGAAAGGTTGTGAATGTCTACGATATTGAGATATTCCCAAATTGTTTCCATTGTTGCTGTAAAGATACAGAGACAGGTCAACTATATAAATTTGAAATCAGTGAAAGGGTCAACCAGTTAAAAGAGCTGGTTGACTTCTTTTATTATACCAATGAAAATCGTATGTTCTGTGGTTATAATAACCACCATTACGATGATGTAATTGTCAACTATATAATTGATTATTACTATGTGCTGGAGCGTCTTCCGTATTGGAAGATATGTCAGTCATTGTTTAATCTGTCTAATACTATCGTAACGGCGGAAGATGGAGATATAAGTAGATTCAAAAAGTGGAAGTATGCACATTACTTCTATTCTATGGATTTGCTTACAATGATGTTTTCTCAGAAGCTACGTGTTGGTCTTAAGACTATGCAAGCTACTATGCACTATAAGAATGTACAAGAGTACAGTGGAGACTTCTCAGTTCCCATTCCTATTAGTGAAATAGATGAGATGATATCATATAATATAAATGACGTAGAGTCTACTACAGAGTTATTAAACCGTCTTATAGACCAAGTAGAACTCAGGTTGTTTATTGAAAAAGAACATGGTATAGACTGTCTTTCTATGGACAGTGTAAAGATGGCAGAGACCTATCTGTTAGAAGAATATTCTAAAAGGTCAGGTATTCCGAAAAATGTTATAAAGGAAATGCGTTCTCCGATGGATTATATTCCACTGAAGGATGTTATTCTACCATTTATATCATACAAAAATCCAAAGTTACAGAGCGTCTTAGAGGAAATGAAGGAACAGGTAGTTTACTCTAAGGAGCGAAAAGGCTACGAGAAGAAGTTCGTTCTCTCGAATGTGGTATATTCTATTGGTGTTGGTGGTATC